TTCGCTGTGAAGCAAGATCAACCTGTCCTGTAGCCCTCGACTTTTCAGATACGGCACGACCAGCACCCTCAATATTGACCAGAGATTTACGTGCTTCTTGTACACGCGCAACTTTTTCAGGAGACCGCGCATTGCGCTCAAGCTCAGCTAACGAACGGCGCAGCTTGGCAATTCCGGCTTCAACTCCAGTAAAGTTTGCACCAACTTTGATAATGAAGTCTTCGCCGCTCATCGCACTCCGTTCCAAGACACATTTACATGTATAACGGTGGAGCTACTTGCGGAATCTAGCAGCATATTCATTCTCGACCCAATCATCACCCTGAGTAGTATTCAGCCCGTATTTCTTATCCCGCTCAGCCTTTACTTTCTCAAAATGAATCTCCAGTTCCCAATCAAGATGCCACATCCATCTAGGGGGCAGCTCATCTGATGAAAGGTTGTCGAGCCAGTTGGTGATGGTAATTGCTTGATCTAGAGCCACAATGAAGTCGGCGGGGGCGCTTTCAATGGTTGTCCCTTGAGGCCACAACAAATGACCTGAACCCGTGGCACGAGCGGCCATCACAAGGCGTAAGAACTCCGGGTCGCCCCCTAGCCTTTTCCCTCAAGTCCCGCCACATTGACTGATTCGTACATTTCGTTCAGATATTCAACTACTCGACTATCAAGAAGATCTACTTCTTCGCGAGATTCAAAATACTTAGAGCGATGGTCTTGAGGGTCACGCACAGCATAGAAAAGCCGCCATCTCACATATTCTTCAATCCAACGAGCGTTGCTCTCAACCTCTAACAGCCGATCAACGGCATCTTCAAGAAGCTCTTCATATGGCCGATCCCTCAAAGCATGGGCCATGTCTTCATACGCAGCCTCAACTTCTTCTTCAACCTCTTGTGCAAACTTCAGCAGTTCACTATGAACACGTTTGGCATCTTCATGCTCAGGGTCCTTAAGGAATTCATCTTCCAGTCCCCCAGTCCATGCCTCCCGCAAAGCATCTAACAGACCATTCTTTGCCCAAGTGTCTGCATCGTGTGCAATCCGCGATTCTATGGACTGCTCTACTTCAGCCATCTTAGGCGCAACGATCATCTTAATAAGAGATTCTGTATCTGAAACCTCAAATGCCTCAAGCTGTTCGCGGTACATGTCTCGCCCAGGATCTGCATGATTTCTTTGAACCAGCAGAAGCTTAGCCCGAGCAGAAGCAGACTTTTCGACACATTTCTTTTGTTCGAGATCATTCAACTTCGCCAAATAGATAACAATAGGATCTCCATCACTATCATCAGCAATAGTAACTTCACGCCCAGTCGTATACAGGTCGATAAGACGACGCCGCTGGGGCACCTTAACTTCAGCCATAACCACTCCTTGCAAAACCGAACCTGTTCACATAACGGAATCCGATTGCCTAAATGCACACAACCCGGCTCAATGGAACCGGGTTGTGCAACAGATTTGTTGTTTCTATGATCAGACGGAAATATCACCACCGTACACAAGCATTTCACCGGTATCTGCGGTAAAATCGAACTGAGACTCAAGCTTGGTCTGCACTTGAGCATTCATGCCAGGCACGGTGAATCGAGCCTCGGGTACATAGATAGTCTTAATGCGACTGCCGGTCACAGGATCGTTGATGCCCACCTTGAGCTGAATGGGATCGGTGATGTCTGGACCAAGCACCTGCTCGGAGTCAGTAATCCCAGTCACAAGACGAATCTTGTCGAAGAGGTCTGCCACATCGAACGCCTTGATGGTGAGAGAGCCATTGACTTCAGGCACATCGTATTCCTGCGCAACATAACGGCTATTGCCCAACTCTTCGTCATTCTCTAGGGATACAGACCATGTAGCCTCTGCGCTCTGAACACCAGTAAGGCGAGTCCAGTTACCGGTGTTCTCTGGAGCATCACCTACAGCAGCGGTATATACGTCGATATCCTTAGCACGAACAGCCGCTGGCTTAACGCCCCCAGGGGAAGGAGCAACGGTTGCAGTGCCTGCCCCAGCGTGCCATGACTGCGGATAGTTGAATTCACCAGTTTCAGACGAGTACACAAACTGAATGTGTGTCCACAAAGATGCATCGTTGTACGCAGCAGCAAGCACAAATTGGGTGGTGCTGTTGGAGGTAATCTCTTCCCCAACGTAGATGCGCTTTTGCGCATTTGTGGTCTCGTTGTACAGCGTTGCATTTAGCACGTATTGTGAAGACCCATCCTTCACATACTCAGCAGCAGGGCCATAAGTATAGGTGCATGTCTTAGACGCTGAACCGTTCCCAGAAATGGTATTGACTTCGATTATGGGCTGTCCAGGGCAGTAATACACCGAATCACCACGAAGAGTGAAGGTCTGGCTAGCCGACTGACCCACACCAAATCGGTATGAAACCCTCTCCAAAGTCAAGTACGGCACGGCCACACCAGCGATAATATCGTACTGGTTACGAGCTGACTTGAAGGGGGAGATCACATCAAGAGCATATGCGTCCTGAAAATCAATGATCGGACTAGAAGGACTGAGCGGATTGCGGCGCAACAGAACGTATTCAAACTCAGGAGTAACGTCGAACGATTCAAGATCAAATGACAAGTCTGGGATATCGTATACGGTCCCAACAGATTGCCAGTTGCCTACTTCGTAGATCTTCTCTTCAGGGATGTTAAGCGAACCAGGGCCACCAGACTGAATACGGTCTAGCACATAGCCATTGGCGTCGAACAAAATAGCGCCAGCCTTAATGCTCATTAGAACCTCCAGAGCTACCAGAGCAGATGTTTGCCCAGCAGGTAGCTAGGCCATGCGTACCTTGGTATAACGGTATTGCCAAAAAATGATTGAATATTAGTCCACAATGTTGGCAATCAACCTGGTCGCCAGAGCGTCTCTAGACTTTCCGGGCTTCAAATAATCAACAACTGTTGACATCAAATAAGAGGGATAGAGTCTGTTTATTTCAGAAACGCCCTTTTGTACGAAATTTGTAGCATCCATCTTAAGATTTATCCTTGGAGGCATCCCATTCTTTTTGGAAACAAAAATTGCACCCCAGCTACCAGGGTTGCCTAAGACAAACCAACGACCTTTGCGGTTCCCTGGAAGACTGAAGGTGGACGTAGGACGAGGACCCCACCCAACATTGGTATTTCTAGTGTTTAGAATGCGACCGTTGATTGGGTGCTTCATTGGTTGGATATGATAATTCTTAGATTTGCCCACACCAAACGACATTCTGTACCACTGTGGAGCAGCTTCATCCATATGTGAAATATTTAACAAACCCAAAGTTGTAGATGTAGCGCTTACATTAGACTCAGATCTCAATGCCCGCTCTAGTTGCCCAAACGAATATCGAGTACCAGGGCGATATGAAGGTACTTGACGCTTTCTTGGTCGAGCCAAGTATGACTGTACCATAACCTCTTGAGCGCGCTGTCCAACATTAACGTTAATTCTCTTTAACTTTGGCGCCATAGCATTACTTGGGCGCCCGCGAGATTTGAGGTACCCCCCAAGCTCTTTGGCTAATGCCTTGTTTGAATTTGCAACTATTTCTGCATATATGGCACGATCCCAACCTGGCGCCAAGAGCTGATTGGCGTTAACTCTCGCCATTGAACAAATCTTCTAATCGTTCAAAGAAGGTTTCGTTGACAATACTTGCATCATCAAGCAAATCTATTGCCAAGCTACATACATCATTGACCGAATCGAGTATGACTTTACGTAGATCGTTGGATAGTTCCCGATCCAAGTATTCATCAACCTCATCCTCTTTGAATGAAAGGATGGTCGCCAAACAACGGTCACGACGCTTTGCCACAATATGTGAGGCGCTCATCAGATATAAAACCATTCATTATTCGGACATGTTACTGTAATATTACCACCATCTGTAGTGATGTTGAACCCATCAAAGAAGGCAAGAGGCACTTCTTGTGCTGGATCAGATGCATGATAGGTGTGCAACACTACAGATATAATGGTTTGTCCACTAGATACACCAGAAATCTCAATTTCATCTGACTCAAAGATGCAACGATCATTGTTCTCGTCGTATGTCACAACAGTATTTTGCAGGATGCCAGATTTACCATTTGTCAAACGGTGTCCAACTACTGGACTCATAGAGGTATGTGTGCGACTATATGTGTATCCAGAAGTCATCAGCGATAAGCAGCAATCATCACTGCCCCATACATCTGCATTATCAATTAGGTACTTTTTCCCATTTGGATAAACGTGATTTGCCATTAGTACCCTGCCAAGAAGAAGAAAAAGAAGTTTTCTGTTTGGTCATCAGGAATATAGGGAAGTCCAAACACATTACTTCCAACCACCCCACCAATCGGCAATGATTGGTGAATCAGAACTGTTCCTATGGCATTTACGGAAGGCCCCCCAATAACACTTACCCCTAGGCCAATGATTGCAGTCCCAAATGTATTGCTGGAAGATGTTCCTGTAACGGAAATCTGCTGATTAAAGGCAGGAGCCCCAACAGTATTCTCATTATCCAAGCCCATCACCGGAACAGTTTGATGGATTGTAGGAGTGCCAACAGTATTAGTATTTGCCACCCCGGTTGGTTCAACTACCCCAGACACGTCTAGATCATGTGTACCAAACACAGTGCTATTGACAACACCAACAACCGATACCTGTTGATGAACGATGGGCTCTGGAAGGGTGTGGGATGCAATAACGCCATCTGTTGCAATGATCTGTCCAATGCTTGCAACACCGAAGGCACCAGATGATGTAACAGCCGTTATCTCCACGGTTTGGTGAACAGTTGGTACTCCTAGAGTATTAGAATGTGTAATGGCATCTGCACTGCGAACAATAGTACCATCTACTGTTGGGATGGGAATGGTAACGTCCGAAGTAATTACTGTAATCGGGATTGTTTGGTTGACGATTACAGAACCAAATGACGTTGCATTGACTAATGCGTTGACAGACACATCTTGATGAGAATCAACGGTCCCTAATGCATTTGTAGGCGTAATGGCAACAACATCAACAATTTGATGAACGGCGAGTATACCAAATGTATTGATGGATGTAGTGGAACTTGCTGGCATCGCTTGATGTACAGTTGCGGAGCCAAACACATTGACGTTAGCAAGAACGGTTGCCTGAACCGGGGCCGACGACAACGGCCAGATCAACGCCATCGCGTTCACCTGGTAAGTGTCCGCGTTCGTCCACGACAGACGGGCCGACACCTCGCCTGCGCCGACGGCATCGGTCTGCACCCGGTAGGCGACCATCGAGTAGACCGCTGACCCCATCCCGGCCTGGGAGGCGAGCCCGTAAACTCCGTTGCCGTCGAGGGCAGAGACGGCACACCCTTCCATCGTCGGGTTGCTGCCGACGTTCGTGGCGGCTGCGATCACGACCAGTCCGGCGGAAGTGGTGCCCGCCCTGGTCACATCCACCGGGGATGCGACTTCACCGGACGATGTGGAGTTCTCCGTGTCGGAAGGTGCGGCGGCGATCCCGGTCGCTTCGATCACCTGCACGTTCCACTGCCCGGCACCCGACAGCGTCGCCGAGAAGTTGTCGGAGCCGTCTCCGGTAGCGGTCCGGTAGAACACTTTGAGCTGAGGGTTCGATGGGGAGTACGCCCCGCCCTCCGTCCACCCCGCCGGGGCACCGACCGTCACCGTCGACGACGCCCGCACCACAGCGATCAGCGTTGACCCTACCGTCGTGTCCGTCAGAGTGATCGCCGCCGGGCTCACACCCCCCTGAGAGGACGCGGTTTGCAGCACGGTGGGCTGGTCGATCACATCGGCGTAGCCGACCGTCACCGGGCCGGACACGGTGGATGCCTCGGTGAGCGACCCGACCGGTACCGGACCGGGGAGGATCCAGTTGCCGTGCATCCCTGACACCCACAGATCGCCGGTGTCGGGGTGCACCCGCATCATTCGCACCGCGCCGATCGGGTATCCGGACGACACATTCTCCCATGACGCCCCGCCGTTCACGGAGCGGTAGATGACGTCGACGTTCACGGCGTCGAACGCCACATAGATCACGTCCGTGTCAGAGGGATCGATCGCGATGTACGTCGGGTAGTTCCACGGCAGAGCGCCATTGTCCGCCTCGAACGCCTCGATGACTCCGAGTCGGGTAGTTGGGGTGATCGCCCCAGCGGAACCGGTGAACGTGTAGACGCCGAGATCGGCGGGAAGGCTCCCCGAATCACCCGCACGGTTGCAGGGAGCGATGAACGTGGACGCTCCGGTGGCGGCGAACACCGGCCGGGACCGGAAGTAGGCGTCACGCTCGATCACGTTGAAAGCAGAAGCAGCAGACCACGTCGAGCCGTCCATCGTCGTCGTGCACCACACCTTGCGGTACAGGGTGGCCGGTTCCGTCCCCGCGTCGTAGGTGCGAAGCGCCCACAATTCGGTGTCGGTCGAGTCGACCAGCTCCCCGTAGTAGGGGGAGCTGCCGACGGGCATCCCCGACCAGTCACCAGACGTCAACGTCGCCGACGTCTTCCCGGCTGTCGGGGTGCGGAACCCGCCGACGAACCATCTGCCGCCTCGCAACGTCAGATGGTGGTAGTTGCGGGCGGTCGACCCTGGAGTGATGTCCACCCAGGCGTTCTCATCCGGCTCGGTGGTCCACGTCTGACGGAACACACCCTTTGAGTTCTCGCCGGAGGTTGCGACCACCCCCACCGAATCGAACAGCGCCGAGTACAGATTCGCTCCGCCGTAAGTGGCCGCAGGCTTGTCATACTCGCGCCACGACGCCCCGCCATCCGTTGAGCGGATCCACCCGGTGTCCTGCAACATGAGCGACACGGTGTCACCGTCGAAGTGCAGACCAGATCCGGCGTAGCCGGTGCCTGCCATCCCACCCCAGCCGGTAGCAGACCAGCGCCATGATTTCCCGCCGTCCGTCGAGCGGAGGATCGTTGCCTCAGAAAACGCTACGCCTGTCGTACCGGTGAACACCGCCGACCCGGGATGCGACGTGGCAGCAGCGCCGCCGGACAGCAGCCAGCCTTTTCCGAAGTCGCCCTCGACCGTCCCGAGACGACCCCGCACATTACATTGCGTCCACGTCGGCGACGTCGAACCAACATCGTCAGACCATCTGGCGTACTTAGCCGATCCGGTCACGTCGTCGTTCGCGAGGGTAAGGAGCCGTGTGGACGTCCCGGTATCGATCGCGTGCACGGATCGGGTGCCTGTGCCGTGAGCGGTCGTCACCGCAGAGGACCAGGACGACCCGTAATCGTCAGTGCGGTACACCGCGGAGTTGATCGAGTTGTTCTCCCCGGCGGCTTTCACCACCCAATAGCGGCCCGCAGTGTTCGGGTCGCGAGCGATCCACAAGCACAGCGACCCGCCCGGGGAGGCCACAGACGAAAAGGAGGTGGTGGACGTGTTCCACTTCTTCAGCCCGCCACCGGTCGCGACAAGCAGCTCGTTCGTGCTCCCGGGCACGACCGTGTACACGTTCCCCCAGCCCGTGATACCCGTCGCCGTGTGTTCCGTCCAAGAGGTGCCGTTCGTCGACGACCAGACCGTACCGGAGGAGCCGTCGATGAACGCCCACCACTTGCTGTCTGCCCAGATGATGTTCGACTGGGCCTCGCGCGAGAACCCGGTGCCTGTCTCCGACTGGGCGGCGTCAGCGATCGTGGCCTGCACCAGCGCCCATGTGTCGCCACCGTCGACGGTGCGATAGATGCCCTGGAGGTTGTCGGGCATGAGTGTCTGCACGGTGTGGTTCGCTATGACGAGGGCGATGTCAGGGTCGGTCGGGTCGACAGCGATCGACGCCATCGCCAACAACGGCATGCCCCGACACGGGCACTTCTGCCATGACCGTCCGGCGTCAGCGGACCGCCACACACCGCCGATGTCATGGGTAAGCCAGATGACATCCGAGTCGGATGGTGCGACAGCGATCGAGCGGGGATGCTGCTTCCCTTCACCGCCGATCACACCGCCCGCACGCTCGGCTTCGGTGCGGATGGGCAGCATCTCCCACACGCCGACCGACGTGTCTCCCGCGACGGTCACGGTCGGTGTCGGGAAACTCGACCCGTTCGCGAACGCCGCGGGGGTGATCGTCTGCGCGACGGTCGGTGTCGGGAAGGTTGCGGTCGAGGTGAACGCCGCGGGGGTGATCGTCTGCGCGACAGTCGGTGTCGGGAAACTCGACCCGTTCGCGAACGCCGCGGGGGTGACGGTCTGCGCGACGGTCGGTGTCGGGAAGGTTGCGGTCGAGGTGAACGCTGAAGGGGTCGCGGGGGTGGACCCCTCCCCGCGCAGCCGATGACCGCCGCGCACGGCCGAGACACGCACAGTGAACGGCGCGGCGAAACCGCCAAAACGAACCACCGGCGTCGGGAATGTGGCCGTGGCGCTGACGAACAGACTAGGCGAAATGGTCACCGGCACCCCGGCCATATTCTGGCCAAGGAACCGCGGCCGCGTGTCCACGAATGCCAGCGGGTCGATGTGTAGTCTCTGGATCTCGGCGGGTGTTAGTACCCGATTCCACACGAGAATTACCGGCATCTCGCCCGACACCATCTCACTGCCCGCATTAGGCGAGCGGATGCCGATGGCGGGGTTCTCTGTCAGCGCACGAAACCCCACCGGGGTCGTGGACTGCCCAGTAATGTCCGCCCCGAATTGGACGCCGTTACGGAACCACTTGAAAGTGCCAGATGATCGCGTGAAGGCGTAGGTCGTGTCCGCCCGTACACCTTGGTCCCATACGATCGGGGTCCCCCATGGGGAATACGACGACTGGATATTGCCCGTCGTGTCAGACCAACTATGTTCAAAGTCGCCCAGATTGGAGCCGCCGGAACCTAGGGAGAATGTCACGTAAGGCTGCGCCGACGTGTCTGATTGGTCGTGCCAGAACGACAGCACTTTGCCGTAACTGGCGGCGGTCCCAAACCGCGCAGACACGAACACGGTGTAGTCGGTCGACCCGGCAAGTCGCCGGAACGGGGTAGTACTCAGCGTCGTGCCGCGCATATACCCCGGCAGGAACCACCCCGAATTGGTCGTTGCCGGGGATGACGTACCGTCGGCGATGACGTGGCCCCTGTGCTGCGGGTACCCCAAATTGCGGTCGGCTGTGCGACCTGGCGAGTTAGGCGCCGGAAGTAGACACGCGCCAGTCAGTAGCTCGCGCTTACCGACGAGCGCAAAGACCAGATCGGCGGTAAGACTGGAGGCCCAGTCGGGCCGGAGAAGCACCCCCGGCGAGACATACCGCCTAGACGGGTCCAGCAGCACTAGATCACCTGATAGTCGTAAGTCGCCACGGCTAGCGTGGTGGCTGTCCCATTCCCGACTAGAGTTTGGCCCGCCTTATTCAGCAACACCGGCTTGAAGTGCAATGGCGGTAGCGGAATGTTCCACAAATGCAGCCGCTGCGGCGCGTCAACGTTACGGAGCGTGAACGTGCCCACGGCCAGTTCCAGCGCTGGCGCCACAGATCCGTCGTGCCCGTCAGCGTACGTCGTGCCATCGTTGGACGTGGCGAGGAACAGCGTCACAAATCCGCCGTCGGTGGGGGTCCCCCCAAAGTCGTGCACGTACAATTCGAACCAGCCGAACAGCTTCGGAGTTGTTTTGTTGTTGGACGCCGTGACGGTCACGGACGCAGTCCCGGACCCGGCGTAGGCGTTGTTCGCCAGGCCGGTCGACGCCGACGACAGTATTGTGGATGGCGTGCCCGGTGTCGTGTAGCTGATCGCTGCCAAGGGATGATCCTTTCAGTGAGGCGTGTAGACCCACAACGTGGAGCCCGTATACGTGGACCCCGGGGGGCCTGACCCTTGCCCCGACTCGCCGTTCTGGGACGTTAGTGCTAGGCAATCGTCAGCCCACACACGGTTGAACCATCGGTAGAAGCAGGCGGTCCACGGTCTCTGATGGTGGCATCCGTGCTCGGGGTTACCCGTATCGGACGCGTTGTTGGCCGAAAGAGCGTACCAGCCGACCCCAAAGAAGTCTTCGGTACCACCAGACCCAAGCGTCGGGAGCTGCCCACCGGAAAGGGGCGCCGAATCCGCGTCGCAAAACAGGCCGATCGGACCCTCCATGAACGACGCGGTAGATCCGACAGATGAGAGGCCGAGTTGCCACAGCTCAACCTTGGTTGGCCCGACGATCCGCTTCAGCATCGCCTGATCGGCGTGAGATGTCGCCGTCGTGGCCGCACCCGTAATCGGATGAGTCTGGCCCCGTTGGACCGTCAGAGTGTTACCCGAGATTGCAGTGATCTTCACGACCTCGGAGTCGATCATGGCGTAGCAATCGGGGGCGAGCGCCGTCGTCGTGTTTGTGATCGCCGTGCCCGTCCGCGGATCTTTCACGCCGACGGGCAGGTTGCGCGTGAACGCGGGGCCGTTGTAGACCTCAACCGTCGTAGCACCACTTGTGAGCGAGCCATACAAACGGGACCCCCACCCGGAATCCCACCAGTGATATTCACCGACGGACACCTCTGTCTGATCGTTGCGACCCGTCGTGTCGTTCGTCCCGGCGCGGTCCCCCGAAGATGACTCGGAACCGTGATCCCACCAGATGGTACGCAGTTTGCGATCCCCGAACCCTTCGCTGTCGCCAACGACGTAATCGACCAACGACCAGCACATGAGTGGGTCAACTCCCGTGATCGGGGTAAAGGTCACCTTGCAGCGCGTGGAGAAAGGGATCGGCAGGTGCAGGGTGAACGAGAGCAACCGGCCCCCAAACCCACTGTCGTTCTTGCTGTACACCGTCCACAGTGGGTGCCGGACATCCGGGACCACATCGGTCGAAGTCAGGCCTGTCGTCCCGCACCACCGGCGAAGCGGCATATCAATATCAGCCGTCGTGTTCCCGTCGTAGTAGATCTTCAGCCGGGGGAGTTCGATGGCGGTCCATTCGTCGTTCGCCCCGGATGTCAGCACGAATAGCGCTATACGCTTCACCTGGCCGGGCGAGGATGTGAGGCCACTGAACCCGCCCTTGGCCGTGTCACCTGAATCGAAAAGTGTCGATTCCACGCCATTCGTGAGCACGGCACCGTTCGATCCTGGCGGGCCGTGAGCTGCGAACGTGCCACGCCGGAACGTTGCGGACGTTTGGCGTGCAGGAACACGAGCCTGGGCCGGCATCTGCCAAGTCAACGATGCCATCGCTGTTTTGTCGATGATGTTCGCTGATGTGATCGAAGCAGCGTTGGCAGGGACGTACACGGCAGCGAGCAGCACCGTGAACGCTGTGATGGTGGGAAACACGGGCGCCGCTGCGGCAGTCCCCACATTCAGTGCCACGGTCGTACCGTCAGACACGACAAGCACCCACCGCGGATGTGTGCCATCTGCAGTCACCGATCCGGACGCGAACGTGGTCTTAGAAATCTCGACCGCACCCGCCCCCCCGATCGACACCCGCCCGGCGCTCACAACAAGTGACCGGTCCACGCCGGTGTTCCCAGGAGTCACCTGACAGCCGATACCCACCACACTCGAGCCGGACAGCGCATAGGACAACGCTGCGAAATCCTGCGCGTCTAATTCGGCTTGGGGCCCGTATGTGGCAGACGCCTCGTTCGGCACTGTGAACACGGTCATCGACTTATCCTCTCGTCGTCACTCGTCACAATGTGAAAATGCCGCTAGGGTGCCAATCCACGGTGATGGTCCCACCGTTAGGCGTAATACTGAGCCCGTCGATGTAAGCGACGAGCTGAGATGTGGCCGCCGCACCGGTCCATAGTTGGTGTCCGACGAGTCGTACAGCGTGTAGGCCGTGTTCGCCGCGAGATTGTTGGTGCCGTCGTATCCGGGGGCACCAAATCGGGCGTACGAGGCCCGCTTCGGGGCAGATGGCGGGAGCGCCCGAGGCTGATACGTCGCTGTGGACACCAGAGACCCCGTCTGTAGCACCCGCTTGTCGACGATGTTCGCCGCAGTGATCGATGTCGCAGCGGCCGGGAGGTAGATCGCTGCCAGCACCACCTCCAGCTCGGCGACTGCGGGGAACACCGGGTTAGCCGCGGCAGTCCCCAACGACACAGTCAGCGTCCGACCAGAGTCCGTCGAGTGGATCAGCGCCCACCGAGGATGGGTGCCATCAGCGACGATCGCACCGGATGCGATCGTCGTCTTCGGGTGCGCGACATGGTCCCACCCGAAATACACGAGACGGCCGTACCCGATCACCACCGACCGGTCGACCCCCGAGTTGCCGGGCGCCACTTGCAGCCCGTACAGCACACCCGACCCCGAGGCGGCGTGCCCGAGCGAGCGGAAGTCTCCGGCGTCCGGCTCCGCTTGAGCCGGGTAGGTGGGGGCATCTGCCTCGTTGGGGATCGTGTAGCTCACAGCGTGGCCCAGTCAACGGCAGTTTGACTACCTACTTCATTGGAAGCCCACGTCCCAGAGTTGTAGGATTCAGAAGCATTCTTATTAGCCCCTGTAATCGACTCAGTAAACAACGCCACCATAAGTCGAGCCTGTTCTTGATAGTTGGCCGTAACTTTGTTGGGAATAGCCCATGACATAGGAATAATCCAATGTTATTTAGATGGCAAACACGCCACCAGTCTGTCCATTCATGGAAGTGGTGTCATCCCAATCAACAATGACGTCCCCACCAGTAAATGTAACAGCAGAACCAAGTTCGATAACTCCCATGAGGATGTTGGTCGTAGCCTGATAGATCACTATCCTGTTACACGAATCCACACGAGCACCGCCACCATCTACAGCAGTAAATGTACTGGCATCTGTGGATGCATCTAGCACACCATCAGTGTATGTAGGAGTACCTAAAGTGGCAGTAACCACAACATCACTGGAGTTCTTGCCAAGCCCAGCACTCGCAAGATCGCTATATACTGGAGTAGCAGCATTCTGTGCTGGAATGGTAGCAGTGGCCGAGTCGGCTAGTACACAAGTAATCGTCCCATCGGCCGGGTTCCAAGTGCCATCTAAAAGATATTCTTTAAAGTTATTGTACAAGAAGGAAGCCATATTGTTCTCCAGTGCGTTGCAGTGCCTTTACATAACGACGACAGTTTGTTGCAATCAATAACCTCGCGAGAACGCTAGAACAAACCATTCATCGCGCTGTTCATGATATGCAATACCTAGAAAATCAACGGCATTTGGATCTGAAGATAAAGAAACACTAATGGGGCCATTCACCAACCCAGCCCCCAAGGTCATTGCTCGCGCCCCAGTTGCATCTTGGGTGATTTCAAACAACACTCGCTGTCCGTCCACTCCTCCAGTTGGGGCCTCTAAAGTAAACGCCTGATCGGCTTCAATGCGGAAGTAAGAAGACTCTGTGGCATCAACTGTCACAGTCGTGTCGCAGGCAACATCTACAGGATCTTGGGGATAGTCGCCACGAGGCCCTTGTGGGCCTTGAGATCCCGATAAAACGACCTTGATTTCGTCTAGTGTGGTCATGGAAACCCCTTATACCTGCGTAACCATATCTTTAACGGCAAAAGTACCATAAAGAATGGCATAAGCATCTCCTGCCGCATCTGTAAGTTGTAAATCGTAACGATAACTTCCAGCAGTAAAATCAGCAGTGTCCTCGTCTGCAATATAAAGCAAGACGCAATTATTATCTAATGTTATGCGCCCATTTGATGTACTCAGCTCAATAATAACCGAGGCCCCATAATCAGAACGCACCTGCATCAGCCCCGTGTATCCCGTAAGGATGATGGGTTCATCGTTTTTATCAAACAAAAAAATTGTTTCAGTAAAAGAAATTCCCCTCCGAACAACCAGCTTTTGTTTTAGTGGATTATTTGCATCCATCACAAATCTCCAGAAAAGGCACTTCGGCCAACGGAAAAAGACAGCACCCACCACCACTGTTGGCTGGGATTTTCAAACCATCTATTGCGCTCTAAAGTAACGCCATCTATCTCACAGTAAAATAAAACAGAATTAGGTGTTGCTTGAGTAAGGTCATATACTGGAAATGCATATAGATCCTGAGCCCAGCCCAACAAATCTCCCGCCAAATGAAGCCCAATGGAGTGGTTTTCGGCAATAATGTCAACGACCGCAACAACACTTTGCTCAACCATTGTTGACCCAAGTTCAACATCCGCAAAGTTGATGTCTTCTAAGCATACGGTCACAAGGTTTGGTTCAACCACTTCATCATTTACAACCTCAGTAGAACGAATTGTAACTGGTTGGTTAGCCCTACCAAGATCATTCCAACCCTGAGTGGTGTTCAGGTACTCTTCAACTAACAGCAAAAGGTTGTCATTTAAGAGACGAAGATTTAGACCGGTATCCATCTTAAGCCTCGTCAAATGCTGTACAGTGAATTTCGTAAATATTTACATCAAACAGTCCCAAAGTGGGAGCCATATAGTTAATCATATACTTTGCATCGTCAAAAATAACCCCGGTAGCTCCAGCAATGTCGCTTATATAGGTATCTACAACAGTCAATACGACCCTGGGGTTCTCAATGTGCCCCACAGCCCCCCCTAGGCCTCCTGTAGCCCGCGAAACGAATTCAACGGCTACAGGGATTGTCGCAGTCTTAGGCGCCTGTATGACCTCTGTAGGGGTCGCTGAGAGGTCATATGGAGTGCGGTCATCACTTGCATACTCATATTCATACTCCTCTTCCCAATAGAAGGTGGCAACCTGGTCCCCATTTGCCATCCCCATTTGCATAGTAGAAACTATGGCAGCACGAAAAGCATCACCATCAAAATCGCTTCCAAATGCTGGATTAGTAACAGCCCCCATTAATTACCTACCCAATATGCAAGCCCACTGTGTTGGGAATCACGACGCTCCCATGGCATATCGTAATAATATGACTCATCACTACTGCCTACGTCACTAAGCCGTGACAAAATCAGATTCTTTTCATTCTCATATGTTTTGAGAAGTGTGGTTAAAACCTGTGATGCTTGCTGTGTTTCATACTCTACAGGACCAGCTTTGGCTCTAAAGGTGGTCTTAAGCTGGAGTAGCGTGTTCTGAACAATGTTCATTGCAGCATAGATAACAACAATTTGCTGGTATGACCGAGAGAGCGTCTCTGTCCCAGATTCAGGTGCAATAATGCCATCCTCATCAATAACGAAACCTGTGATAATCCCATCAAGAACAGCGCGCCAAAAAGCATTGGTAAGCTTTAATGTCCACTCAGACTCTGTTGCTGAGCTATACGGAGAAGTTTGCCCAGGAATAGTTAAAGCAGCCTCAAGGCTAGGAATTAACTCGGTAATATCAACACTAGCCATGCAAGCCTCCTGCGCAGATCACAGGATTACTACGGCCAGAAATGAGGTGAAATCAGAAGTCTTCTACCCCGGCGCTGATGCCCTCGTTCTTGGGAACACACAACTCCGCATATCGCTCTTCAACAGCAGCACGCTTGGAGGCGGTAAGATCCATCTCGTCAGCAATTTCATGGATGCGAGCCATCGTTACTGGATTAGTGATCTCAGCCAGCTTAACCCTAAGATCCGCAACCTTAGCCTTGATCAGGTCTTCGATATCAGACTGCGCCAAGTGATTGGGATTATCTGCTACCTCTGCGTAATCCACAGCAGTATCCACAAGACGCACTGGCATAAGTGTTCCATTTCTAAAAAAATCACCAAATTCTGTCAAAGCAATATCCTGGTTGTACAAACGGTCTTCTGGTGTCAACGTCACCTTCCCACCAGGGGGCAAGACGAATGCCTCTGGCTGCCCCTGACGGCCCATCTTCCAGATCTGGATACGGCCCTTTGCAACATTTTCCCAAGTCTCGAAATCAGCCATAAATAACTCCTTGTCCGATCCTATAATCATATCACGACTTCTTGATGAAGAAACCAACAACAAAGGTCCGACCAGCAATGCCAGTCGGACCCTTGGATTAGCTTAGGGGCTAATATCAGGCGTTAGTGTCTGTGATGCGGAAAGCACGCTCAGGATGATTTACAAGACCACCGAACTCCTGCTTGGCAAGGTAATGCCAGTACCAGTTATCTTGCTCGGTGAATTCCTTGCTCTTCAGCCCACCGAAGAAAGCAAACTTAGCAGCATCGTTGGCAACCACCCACAGGTCGCCAGCGGGCCAGTATGAATTGCCATCTTCATCAAGGTAGTTGGGAACAGTGATGACAGGAGCCCCACGGTATGTGCCAAGCTTTCCCTGACGAACCATCTCTTCGTTGCTGGCAGGCAAGAACCCTGAGCCGTTATAGCTGTTACCCAACAGACTGTCCATCAACTGTTCGGTAACAGTGGCTCGACCGAGGATAGCAACCTGACCACTGCGGGTTTCGTCACGAACCTCACGAAGAGCTGTATGAACAGAAGCGAGAGAAATGGAAGTGCCAGTGATTGAATTACCGGAGTTGTTGGCCGGGATTGCGGCTTCGAAGAGCTTGAGGGCACGAAGGTTGACAGCAGCACCAAGGCGCTGAATCCCAAGATCAACCATGGTGGAACTAGCTTCGGCAAAGCCGGTCAGCATCTTGTCCTCAAACTCAGACACATGGAACCCAACAGTGTCGCGAGGAATTTCCACGACATCAGTGCGAACAGTGCTCTGCTCGATGTAACCACCACGAGCGATCCAGTAAGCCTTCAGGCCCTGGGTCTCACGAACATATGCCCGATCTTCGGTGTTGAGGTACTCAACAGCCCCGAAGTAGTCGAGAATATTCTCATAGCGGAAGTTCTCGTAGATGGATTCGGTCATCTCCGCCGCACGCTCGGCACGCCACTGGGGATTATGCCAGTTAGCCTTGGCTTCCTCATTCAGCCTACGAGCGGCTTCACGAATCTCGGCGGGATCTTGTACTGTAGTAGACATTGCAAGTCCCTTCTTAGAAGTTGACGCGAGCCTCTACCACACCGGCAGAGTGATCGACAGCGGTTACGACAAGCCACGCATTTGCGGCAGTTGCGGTCTTGGCCCAGTAGCCATCGGCATCGCCTGGTGACGACATTGGAGTCAGGTAGTCACCCACAACAACACCAGGAGTAGCACCAGTCTCATCAACCATGGTGAGAACAGCGTCGTTGGTGAACTTCACCTTGACATCAGTACCATTCACAACCTGTACCATGGCGCCAGCGGGGCACTTGAGGACATCAGAGGGGGATTCTCCTGCTGAGTCCACGAAAAGCTCTTCGTAGACCAAGATGCCGCCCCATCCAGCAGTGGGAATGGCGGTAGCACCATCAACCACCTCAACCGCAAGAGCGCCATCAACAGTAGCAGACTCACCAGCCACCATCACGGGAGCACCAATCGGAACAGCCGCACCACAGGTATAACGACCTGCACGATGACCGCTACGAGGCGCTACGAGAAATTCAAAGTTTCGAGACATTCTTCAATCCTCCTTTATAGACTGCGAATGTCAACGCCACGCCGAGCAGCACCCCAAATAGTGGAGGCGGCAGAAGTGGTTGTGTTGGTTTCACGGGTATGGGACATGGCGGTTTCGGCCGGAATCTTGGTTCCAGTCTCCCCCTCCACTGAAGCTTTGGATGAGGCTGAAATAGCCTTCCAATCTTCAACCAAAGCAGCAAAGTCTTCATCAGACAGTGCAGCCCAACGATCAATGTTGCTGTCGATATACTCATCGCTGAATGAAGCGGACTCCGCAACGGCAGCACGACGCTCAGTCTTTAGAGTCTCTAGCACAGCAGCAGCTTCCGCAGCAGCGGACTCTGTATCTAGCCATGCAAGAATCTCTGCCACCCGAGCCTCAGCCTCAGAAGCACGAGCTTCAGCGGCGTCAAGCTGGGTGCGAATCGCATCAAGCTCACCCTGAGCGGCCTCGGCCTCCTGGGCGTTACGCAGTTCGTCCAATTCAGACTTAAGCTGTGCAATTTCCTGGTCAGCCGCAGCCTTTACGGGAGCGACAGCTTCTTGTACGGCCTCGGTAAATTCAGTCTCAGTGTAAGTCTTCATGTCACCCCCTCCAACGGAGCTAACGTCGTTACAGAAGGGGCACTCTGCCTCTTCGTGGGCTGAGCCCTCTGGCATTGCTGCAAGTAGTTGATCATGCATTTGCTTAGGCGTAAGTGCATCACTCATACAGACACCTTTCGGACACACAACCTATAACGGATTGCTATATTATGAATAAAACATTGCTGACATTTGAATGCCTATTAGGCGTCCAGCAGTCGAGGAAGTGGTCTGATCGACAGCCTTTGAGGCGCCATGCAACACAATCATTTGCATCAAGCTTTCCCATTGGCTGGAATTCAATGATGGAGACTCAGCCGCAACCTGACCATAGATGTCATCTGCAACATCAGAGTTGATGAGCGATGCGACCTCTTTGATGTCTGCCCCCTTCCAACCAGGGCGATCTGGGGGGATGATTAAAGCCCCTCCTGTAAATGATGTGTTGTTGAACTGACGGTAAGCTGCCCTACTTTTGATGTGCTCACAATAGGTGTCGCTAAATGGCCCCTTATACTCAAAGGTCTCATTGCAAGCAACGTCTGTCCCAACACAGGTTATTGAATCAGCAACACATTCCATCGACTGATACAAAGTGCCATTGCGAAAAGATTCTTCCACCAACTTGAACTGGTCTGGATAGCGATATTTCCACATAGTCGACAGCGACTCAACAAATGGATGTTGCGCCGCATCTATCGGGAAAATCAATTCTGAAGCAACATATGTGCCAATGGGATGGGTGCCATGAGCCAAACTCATTGGAGCATTGTGAACAGAAACGTGACTGAGCTTTAAGTCATCCAATGTCCAATATTGGTTATTGCGATTTGCTGAATCGGCCTCAACATAATTTCCGACAATCCACTTCAAGTATGGGCTTGTCTTGATATACTTAGACGCCCAAGTTGAGGCAGTGTCATAATCTTCATCCACCAACCACGCAGGCGCAGTTAAGATATCGGAAGAATCCGAAGCTGAGAGAATAGTCATAGCGGCCTCCGTATTACCTAAACGACGCTCTAGGCCAAAATTAGACGCTTCTTAGGGGTTGGGCATCCCAGCAGGACGCCCCCCGCCGTTACGCGCCCCACCCCTTCGACGCCCGGCTGTGCGAGTGTCAAGATCTGGATTGTCTTGATTTGCCGAATACGGCACTACGGTAGGAGTAAAGACGTGATCATAGAGTTCTGCCTCACGCTGACGCTTAACTGATTCGGACTCCTCCAAGATGTCCAATTCAGCCAAAATAGTTTCACGAGAGATATCGCCTCGATCACGCAAGTCTTGCATAAACCGCGCAATGTTCGGATCGAAGTCCAGGGCAATTCTGCGCGGATAAAATTGCATGGAGGGAATATCAATCAACTTATCATTTCTTTCCCAGGTTGGCATAAACACTTTGGCCACCATAGAATCTCTAACAACATCACGCCTAGCCTCCATTGAGGCGGCAACAACGCGCAATAGCTTCAGAGAGTCGTCTACAGCAGTTCCTGTGCTATAGCTGCCAGTTGACAGCACCTGAAATAGTCTGGCGGTTAGGCGAGAATCAATACCATTATACCGTTCTGGGGCTAAGGTCTTATCTGTTTTGGGAGTGATAATCTCAATGTCAATGCGATGATCCCCAACAATAACTGGCATTCGCGAACCTGTGCGCACCTGGGACGCCAACTTCTTAACCTCAGCATCCTTGGCAGGCATTGCATCAGTGCCCTTTTTAACCAGGATTATTGCGTTAGTGCTACCAATCAAAGCTGCTCGATCCATCTCGCGAAGCTGGTGCTTGATATCCAACAACTCAAAAACAGATTCCATACGCACAGAAGCAAAACGCTGATAATCTGGACGTGTAGCAGTAATGCGCCAACAGTGATCTGGGTCCAACAGGAAGAGGCGATTAGACACAGATTCGCCGCATAGCTTATTCAACTCTCTAGCTTCTGCTCTACTGGGATTATATTTCTCGACAATTAATTGATTAAGGATCGGATCACTACCCTCGCCCAATTTGGTTGAAAATATATCAACTTCAGCGGGACTCGCTATATAAGCGAGCTGCTCTTGTCCAAACATAAAGCTACCCACAGGCACTACCCTTAGGGGGTCTAAAAGAGTTAACCCGATGGGAGTGTAGACCCCAGTCATCAACTTCTTCTTACGATTGCCAGCAGTTGTTCGCCCTCGCACCTTGAAGTCTCTGCGCCCAAACATAACAGCCGGATAGGCTTGGCTAGCAATAAAAAGGTCCCGCCAAATCTGACGCATGAAATTAACCAGGTCCAATTCGTCGGCCATTTGCTGCCAAACATACGCCTCGTCAAGATCATCGGTTTCTAGGGTAATGCGCTTGTAAGCTAACTGTTCAGTTGTGTCTGCAATACCTGAAACAATGTCATCTTGTTCAACAGCTTGGTAGGCGACTCGCATCTTATCAAATATGGTAACAGGATTTACATATTGATCTCTTTGGAAGAGTCCTTTACCTTGACGGGTGGATTTGTTGGCCCAATTCTCTAATGTCGCAACTTCTGGATACTGCTCATAAAGGGCTCGCAAAACATCTTCGTCAGCAAATTCTGTATCATTGAGAACAGTTAAAGCCCCATTGAGCGGAGAGATCTCAGTTTCTGATGCCACAGTACCACCTCTAATTAATACCGGCTCATACCCCATTCAGCATTCGTGATTGCCGCAATGCGTGACCAAATGCGAAATTGAAGTTCCACTTCTTTAAGAAATGGATCTAGTTCATCTTGCCGAAAGATTGTAAGTTGTCGATTTGTTTGGCGCACAGTCACACTGCGCATAAAAGAGGCCCGAGCTGACATAGCGGAAAGTCTCTTCATGGCATTTAACGGATCATCGGCATCATTAAATAGATAGATTTCCTTCAAAAACCCAGTTAATTCTTCTCGCCACTTAAAAAGTGTATCATAAAGCGTCTCATTAGCAGATTTTTCGGACATCCAACCCTCACAGAAAATAAATATCAGGAGCTTCCCATTGGTCTTCTTGAGCAGCGATAAATGCTTCTATCCCCTCTTGCTGCTGCGCCAAAACTGCCATTCGAGCTGCATCAAGAGAGTGATACTGTCCACTGGAAAACACCTTTTTCCGACCATAGGCATCTATTGCACCTCTGGCATAAGTCCACGTCTGTCCCTGAAACTCAGCCAACAACATTTTATCGAATGGCAAAAGCAATCTCTTCCCATCGACTAACCCACGTAAAATGTCGGTTGACCACTCAAGAACATTGCGCTTGATTGCAGTTTCTTTCCACCCCTCTGGATCATCTTCATCATACTCAATAGTATCATCAAACCCGGCAATGATTTTTTCAGAAAAGTTATATCCCTTTACACGATCCAACAAATGGCGCAAAGTGGGATCATCGCGTACCTTCTCTTGCATATTGTCCAGCAAAGGGAACCCAGCTCCAGTAGCATCTAATGCAAGTGCCTGTGGGGAATAAAATTCCAACAAATACAAAAACACCTTCACTTGATTCTCTGCCGAAATGCGCTTAAGAATCAGTCTGCTCAACAGCTTTAACTTAGAAACACCCTTTGTCTCAACCTCTCCAAAGACAACAGCTACTGTAGGCGCCTGAGTCCACCCAAGGTCGGCTCCTATCCAGAACCTCTTGCATTCAAGATGGTTACGCGGCAGATCAATCAATTCGCGGATGTCCCCAACAGAAGAAACTTTGGCGTCGTCCATTTCAATTAAAACATATTCATCTGTGTTGTATGAAGACGAAGCATCTACATCTGCACATTGCATCAAGCGCGCTAGAACAAAAATGGGAGAACTTTGATCCCCAGGAAGCCCCAAAATATTGCGCCTATAGTCAACATTATCCTTATGCCCATACTGCTTGACTTTTGAGGCTCGTTCTTCATCGCTCCAAGTTGGGCGATACATTGCAGGCAAACGATGTACAATCCAACCGCTATCGGGTTTACATTTGTCATCAAACGTACCACCGACCCCACGCGTAACACCATGACACCGCCACCGACTTGTTTTAGCGTCGGTTTGCTTTAGAGTCTCAAATAATTCAACCCACCCAGACTCTGGGTAATCGCTCCCCTCATCCTGCTCTAACCAATCCGGGTGGACGCCCTTAACTCCCGACCCATCATGTTGAGGGATGCGCCCGAGGATGCGGCTTCCGTTATGAAATGACATTTGGAATGGGCGATGCTTAATGGCACTGCGGCCACTTGCCAACATGGCATTTGCTAGCCGATTGTTGAGATAAAGGGTTTCAATATTATCGGTCACTGCATCTAGATGCACCCCCTCTGGAGCAGTCACAACCATTTCACCACCGGGGATCACAAAAGGAAATGCAAAAGCCCTAAATTTGATGGACAAACTTTTCCCAGCACTACGACTTCCTGCATCAATCTGCAACTCATCATCACACCTCCACCAGGGCCATTGAAAGGGCCAAGCCCGAAAGATTCCATCGTCAGAGGTCTCATCAACGTAAGCGAACTCAGCTTGGTCTAATCCACTCTCATCTTGGAGAATGGCATACAGATAACACTCTTCTTCGGACAGGTTTTCATAAACTGCCATCCGCTATCTCACTTCCCCTTCATCTTCAAAAACCATGCTGAAGCTGTCTCGGGGCTGTCACAAAGAAACGTATCTATTGTAGATAATACAAAACCCACTCTGTATTCCAAAAAATATGAAGGGTCCTTTTTGAACGCTGACGCAATCTTAGCCATTGTTTCATAGCTTGGAGTGGCTTTATCATTTAACAACTTAAAGATATATGAAGGAGCTAGGCTTGTTTTACGCGAAACGGCTCTGATGGAATGTCCATGGGTTAATGCCCGAAATGATGAATGAAAGTCTTTGTCAGAAAAATCCTGCCCGGCCAATTTTGAATAAGCAGCAAACGCATCATTTGGTTCAAGACTGGGACGCTTCCCTGGTCTTGCCCCTGATGCGGTTGATTTAACTACATCTCCAACAATACGAGCGAATAAATCAGGATCAACTTGCATTGCTCGACTCCAAGACACGTCTAAGGCATCTGGATGACGTTCTTTAATTCGCTTTTCCTTTTCTTCCCATGAAGCTGTCGCCATACGACTCCTAGATTTCTCGTATCCAAATGCGCTGATTTTCACGCAATTCATGATCAAGTTCAGAGAACCTGTCAAACTGTTGTTTGATCCACTCGATCACATCTTCTAAATTAGCATCGAATTCTCGACGCTCATCTTCATCTGAATTCTCCCACAAAGTGATCAATCCACGCAGTTCCATCAAAATGGTAATAGCTTCAATGGCCTGTTTGTTTCTAACTACACCGAACTCCTTAGCGCGCAAACCTAAATTGTGGATGTAGTCTGCAACAGATGCCTCTCTCCCCTTGTCACGGCTCGACTTATCCATTCCCAGGTCTCGCTTAATTCCACGAATTTCCTTAGAATAAGACTCAATGTATTTTTGCAAATTGGTTGGATCAATGCTTCTCCCACGATAATCGGATTCCATGAGAATCCAATTGCTCCAACGATAACACATAACTTCCATGATAAGGATTCTGTCAAGCTCAAGGATATCCGAAATGTTCTTGAACGAATTATCCAACTGGTATCTTTGTGCCATTTGATTATAAAACTGAGCCTCTGGCTCAGTCATAACCTGTACAGGTGTACCAGATGGAGCCATTACTTCAATGAATCCAGAATCATCCACACTATCGTCAATGATGGAATCTATGCTAAATTCTGCCATTTACCGTTTCCTAATAGTGAACAGTTATTATATAACGCATAAATCACAATGGAATTACACCACTCCAAGCCGACAATTGAGAAGGTTTAACAATAGATGCTACATGCCGATCATTGTGCCCAGAATCAGCAAGAGAAGAGTATCGCTTGTGCTTAGAAATTCTGTCTTCCTTTTTAGCATATCCAAAGTGAAGAAATCTCAATCCACCCACAGCCTCCAAGTGTTTTCCTCTAGATACATACAAAGGTTCAGAACCACATCCCATGGATGCATCTCGGAATTCATTATCATCTAAAAACCTAAATAACCTAGATCCATTAATCCTATTCCAAAACCCATCCGTTCGATACATAAGAGTACCATCATCTGTAATATTAAAAACTTCTTTGAAGTTAATCAAAACCCCAGAATGCATTGGCCGCATGGCATCTATGCTTCTGTCCATAGCAAATCGCACATCTTCGGTATCGGCTACCAGAAACTCGTCTGCGTCAAATGATAGAATAAAATCACCAGGAACTGGGTTCATATGAGAACGCATAGATAACCATGCAGCCTGTCGAAAACGTCCTTCATGTTCGATGAAGGATGGCACCTCATTATCACGTATGACCACGGTACCAAATTGCTCAGCTATCCCAGCAGTGTTGTCACTAGATTGATCATCATAGACAAATAGCTTATCTACAAAACGTGAGTTCCATGCTAAACATCTTTCCAAATAACGATCTTCTTCATTCTTCACAACCATAGATCCAATAATCATCAGTACCTCAATCGTGTTCTATATGGTGAGTATCACAAAAACTGCGAAATAGTTCCCTACTTTGTCGCATCTTCTGAGACTGGTTGCTGGCGGGAGAAGAATTCCAATGATGTAACATCACAGCTTCGCCACAATACATTACTTTATAACCATGGCTACGTAAATGATATGAATATCCTGTTTCTTCGTAGTACAGCGGTGTTGGAAGAAACCCTCCAATAGTATTAGGGAAAGTGTTTTGATAAACAGAACACTGAGTCATCTCCTTCCACACAAAACGCTTAGTAAAATAAGCCGACCCAGATACTGACACACACTCATCAATAACTCCAGGGACACCTCGCTGTTTCCAAGCTCTATGCTGAGGAGAAGAGTTCGTCCCCGTAATCCCTCCATGAGTTACAAACCCTTTGACATCAACCTGTGCAGGACCAACCGCTCCTACGCCAGACTCACTCAAGACACCAAGACATAAAGGAATGCATTCAGAATTTGTAAATGCTGTATCTGCATTGAAGAATGCTAAATACTCACTATCAGAATAAGAAGCCAAATCATTACATGCATAAGCATACCCACAATTATCGGGATATGACTTATAATGATAACTTCGATAAAGAGGATCACTTTGAGGTACCGCAACATCGCCAATCCATAGATTGGCAGTCAATGTTGGGTAGTACCTTTCGACAGAACCAATAAATCTATTTAAGAGATCTGGAGTTTTATAATTTACCACTATTAATTGTAGGTCCATGTTATACCTTGACAATATGATCTGGATTCACAAAGAATCTACATGTCACGTCTTTATCCACCACCATCACTCTACAAGCTTCTGGATATGTTTGAGCAATATATCCAACACGCAAACCATCGCTCGTATGAACTACAACACTATCTTCCGGTAACAGTTCGTTACCCAAACAATCAATCAATAGCTCACCCTTTCATCTATAGCATCCAACATGTCTCTATTCATAACATGCTTGGACGCATGTCTCCCATCCCACATCAAAACCCCACCAGCACGCCGTACAGCTTCAGACCATCCTATATCTTCTCCCATTGGAGAGAACTCGTAATCAATAGAATAGGCTCTTGGGTCCATAATCTTCGCAGCCATAATCACTTCTACAGAACCAGTCCTCGTCCCACGCTTCCATCCATATCTAGTATGATTCATGGCAGATGTATAAACAATACTGGTCGGATGCATGTATGCCTTTAAACCAACCGCCCAAACTTTATCATCTTCAAAAAATTTCATTGCATCTGAATACCCATGTGGATGCAATAATATATCTGAATCTAGGCTGAAGAAATAAGCAGGCTGTAATTCACGCACTCTTTTCAAGAGGGTATTCCGCAACTCAACCATCACATGATACCGTGGCTTGGTCCAACTACGCTCATCATCACGCAGTGGGTCGTTGACTAGAACAATTTCTGCATCATTCCAGGATTTCACAATATCAAGAGTTGGATCATTAGGACCGCTGACGAAAAGAAAAGTTTTGTCTACGCTAATGTATTTATCAACGTGATCACGCCACCGCTCAATAATCCATTCTCTGCTAGAGATCGGACATCCTACAATCAAATTAGATCCCAATTCCATCTCCCCATAATGCAATCAAGGCTGCTTCAGCTCGACCATGATCTTTCTTGCGAGCCATCTCTGTGGCCATGTGGGGCCAGATGTCGATAGCCAACGCACGAGCCTTCTCTTTGTCGGAGCCGATATGGGCAGCCGTTTTCCATTGCGTAGGACGAATGTGGCGAACCGGAATCTGAAGCGCACCCAAAACCCCAAGCACAGCACCATAAGACATTCCAAATTTGAAGGTAGATGCAACGCCCTGTCCAGGCATTGAAGCCACTTTTTCAACCACTGCCTCATCGGGATTCCAAGATTTGATAACATCACTCAAAGTAACGGAATCGACCCTACTGTCCATAACAGGCATATCACAAACTGCCACCAAAACACGATTATCAAGCAGAGCCAATGCCCCAGACAATCCGGGATCGACCCCTAGAACTATCATTCGTCCATCTCTTCCAACATCGCTTCAACCTTAGCAGCCATCTTGTTGAGATTATAAGATGAGGAGTGTCGTTGTTTGGCAACGGCGGAATCAATGTCAGCCAAAACAAGCTGTAATTCAATTCTGATAGTTTCTCCCACTAAGTCGCCCACAAAAGCATCTGGCAACCACTCATCAACCTTATCAACCATTACAGCCAGGGAACCACGAACCTTCTCCGCTAAAGCTGCCCGCTGCTCTGGATCAAGTGACATGTACCAACCCCTAGATCGCTTCACCTTCTTGTAGAGATCATGACGAGATTCCCAGTGTGAATCTGGAGTAATCTCTGTAACAGAGATATCTGCGCGAACACCAAAAAACTCCATAGCGACCTCCGATTAGAGGATACTATGGAGTTTCTGACGGTTAAATCAATGGATTTAAAACCTCTTGGTAATAAATAATGGTTTCTCGCACGCCATCTTCCAAAGATTTCAAATTAACTGATCCATCATATAGTGGAACTAACGTATCTGGATTCCCAACAACAACACTTCCAACAGGCTCTCCACCACGCATCGGAACATGCTGCACCGTTTCTCCCTCTATGAACTCAAGCCCAAGTTCAGCAAGTACAATACTTGCAATATCGTTCACTGTTGTAATTCGACCAGTACCAGCTTCATACTTGCAAGGAGAGTCTTGATCTCGCTGAGGTGACCACCTGTAATGATCTAATTCAATACGCATAGCCGCCTCAATAAGAATATGAGCCACATCACCAACGTAAATCATGTCCATAATCTGTCGACCATCCCCATAAATTGTTATGGGTTCTCCCTTGAGAGCGGGCACAATAAAGTTGGGCATTATCTTACGAACTGGACCAATTTTTTGACGAGGACCGTATGCGTTCAATGCCCTAACAACAGCAATTCTAGTACCATGCTCGCTGTTAAACATCCAAGCGAATCGTTCAGCAGTTGTTTTAGTAATCGAATAACTATTGTTCATCCAATAATTACCTACAGTAACATATGTACCAGGGACATTATGCTGTCGCATGGCCTGAAAAATATTCAGGCCACCAATAATATTGGTTTCCACAGCCGGTGTTGGATTGTTAATGGTTTCACTAGTCCCCAGCACTCCAGCACAATGAATAACTCTATCAGAGTTTCCAACCGCTTCCGTTACCGAAGCATAATCAGTTAAATCACCTAACCAAAATTCAACATCAGTCGAGTATCTACGATGCCTATCAAAAATAATAGGATCATGACCTAGCTCGATCAATTGATCAACCACATAGCTTCCAATAAAACCCTGAGCACCCGTAACTAAGAACCTCATCAATTTCCTTCCCATAAAATCTTGCGCCGCTCTAACAGAGCCTGGTCTCGTTGATTACCCTCTGCACTGTATGCAAATCTTTCATATGTATCGTCCATCGGACGATTTGTACTAGACGCATGAAGATGCTGCACTTTAGATTCCATAGCTCTAGCAAATCGTCCATGGAAAATGGCTGTTGCGAATTGCTCAACATCTGCACCATTATGCCAGTAGTCAGGATGGAATAATAACCCCGGAGCATCCAAAACGGCCCCAGGATCATGTATATAACTAGTACGGATAAGTGCAAGAGTTCCAGATGGATTTAACATATCATCAGGGACAATCACATCAAACCCCTTACTAGCTACTCGTAGTAGCTCTTCAAGCCAATTAGGATGAAATAACGAATCATCTGTACCAGTAAACAGAAATTCTGTTTCAACCAACCTCCCCAGTTTATTCATACGAGTAACATATCTAGTGTCACAAACACACGGCACTTGAATACATGCACAGTCATATATAAAGGGTACACCTAAGGCAATAAGTTCGTTTGCTGATGCAGCATCACTTACACAATACAGAAGAAAAAAGTCTTCTGTTACGCTACGAATATTTTCCACAGTATCTTTAATATATTGAGGTCTGTTTAAGCTTGGAATAATAATAGTTGTAGTCATCCCAAGACCACCAACATCCTACTCCAATGTGAATCAGAGAATTGAGACGAACAGCCATCTAAAACAACACCGAAGGATCGCCTTTTCATTTCCAGCGGCAGGTTGGAGGCCAGTTCTTGTAAAGTCAACTCATCCCGAATATCTTCAACAACAAGCACACCGCCAGAGCGCAATAATGTTACCCATTTAGTTATGGTAAATAATTGTGACTCTATTGTATGAGGACCATCGTCAATAATAAGATCAAATCCAGGCAGTGCCCATGGCTCAAGTAATATAGATGGTTGATATGCATCTGCGAGATGGATATTTGCCGGTATGTCATCACGTATAAAAGCAGCATCAATATCAACACCGTGCAATTCTGCATCAGGCCACTCATCCGCCCAAACCCTCAGAGACCCTCCTTGGTATATACCAATCTCTAATACTCTATCAGGAGGGTTGCTGATTATGCGATCATAAATCATAAGATAGTTATGAGCCCATGACCCTTTGTCTGTACGATTATCATGATGATTCATAATTCCACCCCTGTATTCAGATAATGATCAAGCCAATCACTCCATTTCACCAAATCCCAATCAAACACCCCAGAATCACCATTCATTTGAATGTGATCACCAATTCTTGCAGGCCCAAAAGAGTGTTGTAGTTTTAATGCTGCCACTACATCCAAAACGCTCACATCATTATTTGGACCACCAGCCACTCTATATGGCTGATTAGATTCCCATTGCTCAAAGTTCAATGCCTGAGTGGTTACAAGGGCTGCGTAGTCACTAACATGTAGCAGCTCTCGACGCTGGAGTCCGTCACCGTTTACAACTACCGGAAGATGTTTTTGATGAGCTTCAATAAACCATGCAATCCATCCAGATTCTGGACTCCCCTGTTGACCTGCTCCATAAACTGTACCTGGGCGATTGATTATATATGGTACTCCATATACACTATGAAACTCTTTACAATACAACTCTCCAACATACTTACTAAGACCATATGGCGTTCTAAGACCGTGCAGAGTGGGTTCAGCTTTTAATGTAGAAGTATAAATAAATCTTGCCCCACTATGATTCGCTGCATCCAACATGGCAACAGTACCAAGAGCATTTACAGACATATCATCAACTGGGTTAGCAATACCCTTTGTGGTAGAACAACTACCAGCAATATGTACGATTATATCTGGTTGCCATTGTACTATAACACCAACAGTTTCTGAGCTTCTAATATCATATGGTAGATCTATGCACTGGACATCACTGAAATCACGTAAACTACGAACCACGTTTTTACCAATGAACCCATCAGCACCAGTTACCGTAACTCTCATCAATCTTCCCTCTTATGAGCATTTATGTGAATCCATTCATATTCTCGGAATGACTTCGGCAAAGCGCTATACTGAAGCCCAGTCTTCCATAAGGAATACGGAAGACTGATTTGATCTTGGTATGAGAACGTCATATTCTGTTCAAGCCACAATCGTTCAAACTCAATTAATCCATGTGAATTCATGCGCCTTACTTGAACACCTGCCTCAAAAAGCCCAAAATTTTCTGGAAATCCTTCAGACCGGTAAAAAGCAACTTGTTTATCTAATGGTTCATTGGCATACTTAGGAGGACGAATTGTAGCCTCCCCGTAAGCACAGTGACGGTTATCAAAGTGTGGAGATAGTAATAATCCATACGATAGATAAGAAATAATCTGTTCTGGGAACTTAGAGTTTAGAACTCCCATATCTCCATCAATCCAAATTACATACTCATATTCTCGTAAGAAATCATACGCATGAGGATTGAGTTTTGGCAACTTAGAAAGTCGCCTATTATCCAACCCAGCATTAGCTGGCAACTCAACGCGACGCCAACCACGTCTAGAACTTTGTCCATCGGTAAAAAAGTAACGATGAATATCAGAACGATGATCTAAAGCATCATGCTGGATCTCGTGATCATAATCGCCAGTAACAGCAGTAATAATAGCAATGCTAGTCACAAATCTTCATCCCATGAAGACAATTCTTCAACCATCATATCAATACCAACCTCTTCCTCTGTAGGAAGCTCCTTACGAAAAGCCTGTGTCATCTCGTGTGCTTCAGGATCAAGCACTCGTTCAGTAAAAGCCACATGTGTTGGCCTCAACACAACTTGTGCAACTAAACGAGATTCTCCACTCTCAAATCTTTGCTGGACAATCTCTGAAGTTGGCTCAATCGGCGGCTGAGTAGGATCTACCGACAGGGCGAGATCAGCCGCTAGGGGAACTAGTCCAATCTTCTCGAATCGCTCCAAGAGTCCTCGGACCGCTGAATCTACCTTCTCTTGAAATTCCATACCCACATCCTACAGACAGATTCCCTCGTGTCAAGCAGAAATCAGTAAGATGGAGATGTAGCGGAACCTAGTAACCAACCAAACCGACTGTCAACATGTTCCTCTAGCCAACGAACCAAAGCGTAATAGATTGTGCCAATAATTGGTGTCACTGCTAAAGTAACTTGTTCGCTATCAGTATCGAAACCAATCTTTGCCAATACTGCTAATACCCATGCAACCACATATGGCACGACTGTTCGTAAAATGCTCCGACTAATCGAAGGCGCAACTTCTTGAACGTCATACTCATCAAAATCATCATTCTCGGGTAAATCGCTCATTGTCTCTCCTATGTTGTGAATAAGCGGCACGTAGATCTTCGTATTTCTCCCAAGGGATTTTGTCTGGATGGTAAAGTATTGTAAATGTCCAGCCATCCTTGCGAAACATGCCGAGGTCTGTGAATTCTGTAAATAACTGAGATAGCTTTTGGTATGAGATATTCAGAACCTTAGATAAGTCCTGCTGCGATACAATGATCTGACCATCTCTATTAGTGCAACCCCATAGACAACGGTAGATTATCTCACGATTCTTCATCACGCAGACAATTGGATAGCATAAGTGCCTTCCAAGCGAAGGTCTTTCAAGCAGTTGATCATCATATCAATAACAAAACGATCCGGGTATATTCGATTAGCTCTCATAGAGTGACCAGGAACCTTATGCCAAGACACTTCTAAGTCACCATATGTAAAATTGGGTTCAACAGATTCATGTTCAAGGTATGGACGCATTTGGAAAATGGCTGAATTCCAGTATATTTCTCCCCCCTGAATGCGCATCACTTCAGATACTAGATACAACAACCCAATTTTCAAAAGATCACTTACATCATCACTCATGATATTTCCTATATAGTACAAGTATCGTTGTCACAAAACTTGTCACCAGCCGCTGCAATGCCAGTTGTATACAGATCAAGGCGCTGCTTGTTTGCAAGGTATGATTCTACCACACCATTCTCAGCAATCTTCTCAAAAGGTTGTTGAGAGTAAGTGGCCTCTTCGTACAGCGGCAAGAAGGAGAGGGTCTTGAATTGGCCTTTTTTGGAAGACAACAGAGGTTCAATCTGATAGCGTTCTTCTGGAGTGAACGTTATTGTGGCAGACACACAGTTATCTGACCACCAGCGTTGTGCCATGGCAGCCAATTCCGCCTTTTCCCAAATACTTACCTGTCGCTCGTTGCGAATATCTGGACCACTAGTGATAAATGTAACTACAACTGTATAATCTGGATCTCCATCAGCAGGCTCGGCTTCATACCCAGCTTCGATCAAACGCTCTACCAGCGGATTAGTGCGGTTGAATCGTACTCTGCGAATATAGTGACCAGTAGCCACGGGCCAGTGTACTCCAGGAGTAGAATGCGTCAACAAAGATGTTGTACCAGAAGGCTTCACGCTTGTTCGCTTGATAGACTCACGTACCGCAAGCCATTCTGAATACTTACGATCACGATGCTCTAGAAAAGAGTAGCCATCATCCATCCACTGGCGCAATTCATCCCACCCACGACTTTCCACAAATTCAGCCAATCCACTAATAGAACATCCAATACGACGATTGCGCGCCATGACTTCGTTAGTTTCAGGCCAACGTGTAGGAAGTAAGGTAACAGCCTTTCCATACAGGTAAGCGTGCTTCAACGTCTCACGGTAATCCTCATAAGTTTCATGCTTATGAGGAAAAGTTTCAACCAACGTACAACATTCTGTATGCTCAAGTGCCTGCTCGCTGCATTGGAATGTAAATATTCCACTAAAGCCATGCTCAACACTTGTAACAACCCCAACAGTTGAATAGTCATCAACAGTTAGGTTGTAAACATCCTCGCATTCATCAAGATGTGTAACGCTTACAACGCGATGATTGTAGGACAAAGCCATCTCTTTTAGATGAGAAAAGCATTTTGGAATATTGGGATTAGATGTATTTTTTTGGAATCGGTGAGGGACTTTACGACTCCTACATTCACCTTCCCACTCTTTGCGTAATGGGTTCCGCCCCAATGAGTCTACAAGATCCAAATAGCATTCAATTTGTAATGTTAAATTGTCAGCAGACTTTTTTTCATGTGCAGCACGCAATCCAATATTACGCTTCTGTATTGCTACCTCATGTTTATTGTGACAGGAATGTGAGCAAAATACAGCATGTCGAAATCTCCATGCTAAAACCATTTCCTTCTCGCAAATAATACAAGACTTTACAGCACGAAGGGTCCCATCAATCCACATTGTATCAAGATCAGTTTTTGCTTCTTGCTCTAGATAATACTTAGTATTGGCACGCTTACGAGCCTCACTCATGGCACGACGCGACTCATCAGTCAATCCAGCTTTCACTGCACAACCATGAGCCCGACGCTGATCTTCTGTACTGAATCGCTCAGCAGTTTTAGCACCAATCTTTGCTTTGGTTGCTGGGCTATGCCTCTTGCCATACATAGGGTTATTAGCACCACGATTATCGTGACTGCCATGCAGCTTAGCATGGGCAGAATGTGTCATGACCTCTAAATTGTCTGGCCTATTGTTCAAAGGATCATAATCCTTATGATGAACAATCAATCCGCCATTGATCCATCCAGATGTTTTATTCACATTATATAGCGCATCCCAACCATCTGGATTATGGAACTGAGCAATTAGCCTGTGTTCAAACGTGCGTTGAGTGGGATCAACTACATTAGTGTGCAAACGATAGTAGTCGCTAGATCCCGGCTTGATTGGCTCTAGTCGTTTAGAAAAGGCGGGCAAGGAATCCCCAGGCTCCAAGTTCATGGCCTTCTTCATAGTACCATCTCGCAATACAAACTTGTGGTCTGGGGTCACTTTAAGAGAAGTACCGTCCTGTAGATGAATTTCTACCATTGCAGCGTTCTCGCGCGTCTTACGTGGATTTCTGGCCCATTTAATCTCTACATCACCATTGACAGTGTTCAGAGAATATACAGGAATATCATCGCCAGATTCAGCAAGTTCCCGAATGGATACAGCATTGCGTCCATCAGCGACAGCAATGAATGTATCTCCACTAAAACATGGATTCACCCCCATCGCTCGATAGTCTTTATCATCTGGTGGGTCGATCAATCTGCTGTGCGCTCGTATCACATCCAACCACACAAACCCAGGCTCACCATTAACTACGATATTATCAATATAGTCATTTGTACTATGATTAATATCTAGACATACTGAATTGTTGGAATTATGCGCCCAACCAGTTTTGGGATCGGTCCGTGCCTTGTTAACTTCAAGATTCCAGTCTTTAGCTGAAATAAAGTCTTCGTCATCACTAAGACCAAGAGCTAGCTGAGCAGAGCGCCTCGCTCCACCAGCGACAACTGCGCTACCGATCTTGTTCATCACATCTAGAATGTCTCGCGACGTGATTAACTCACCGGCTCTTCCGCTGAACTGCTCAACCAATGATTCATGAAGAGTTATTAACGGACCTGGACCAGAAGCACGCCCACCAAATGTCTTCAGCAATGCTCCTGAAGGACGAATTTCAGAATAATCGAATTCTAAACGAGAACGATTCTTGAAGAAGAATGTCTCCAGTAACTTTCCGACCGACTGAGCCCACCCCTCTCTGGTATCGGGAACCACAAACCGCTCTGTGTCATCTAAGGGCTGATGAATAGTAAGGCGACCTGCTCCTAATAGATCATATCCCACTCCAATCCCAGTCATCGACATTTCCATCATCAATACAAACGGACCCGTGGCCTCTTTGGCTGAATGATGAGACAACTTAGATGTTGAAAGAAATGCACAGGACTGTAATGGGGACGAGTCTTGCGTTTCATGAATAATGTCTCTACCCATATGTTGTAGCCCACGACCAGGAGGACACCACTTAAACGTGAAGATCCGCTCGTAAGCATCTTTGGCTGAAGCAAGAGCTTTGAAGTCATTCCATGGGGTACGATTGCGAATACAATGATCTTTGAGGATCGAATAGTACCCTTCAACTACACGTCGAACAGTTTCATACCATCGTTCCTTGGTGCCATCTTCTCTTAGAGCAGAATACTTGTCGACATAGATGAGTTCTGCAAGAGAATTGCCTCCACCAATATCGAAACCCCATTCGATGTGACGATCTTTGTATTCATCTACAAATGAATCGGGCAATGTGAAGGACAGAAACTCAGACATTCGGACTCCTCGGGAAGCAACTTCAACGGCTTCAACAACATCGACTAAGAGAGGTCTTCATTCAACCACACCTCTCTTGTGAATCAAATCAAACGACAGACCAGGAGGATCTGATTTTGTCCAAAGTCCTAGTGTGGATCTGGCAAGCACGAGACTCAGTGACTCCTAAAATATCTCCGATCTCTTTCAGAGAAACGCCCTTCATGTAGTACATGGCAAACACGCTGCGCTCTTGCTCACTCAACTCATACATAGTATCACTCAAACGTTCCATAAGATCTTCATAATCTAAGGATGTATCTGTCACCTGGACATCTTCAATAAGATCCCACGCAGAAAACATTTCACCAGAATCTTCAGAAACCATTTCATCAAGGTAAATATGGGAGGCCCACGAAGACTCTGCCATGATCTGATGCAATGACTCAACATCAACTTCCAAGTATTCAGCAACATCATTTATGTGGGGCACTTCGCCATTTTTGGCTGAAAGATCATCAATGACCTGTTCCAATTGACGATGCTTCGACCGCAGGGCACGAGTGGCCCAATCGTTCTTTCTCAAGAAATCTAGAATCGCCCCACGAATTCTAAATGGGGCATATGTAGAGAACTGATATCCTTTGTCAGTAAACTTCATAATAGCATCCATAAGGCCAATCATGCCTTCGGAATACAAATCATCTTTGTCAACATATGTTGGCAAACCAGCCGCCATGATATTCACGATCTTGTCAACAAGATAAGAATAATGTTTAACAAGATCATTCAGCGCACGATCATCACCTGAATAGAATCTTTCCCACAAATCGTCAGCATTCTTTCGTTTAGCCACTATAACTCCAAATATTTTTGGCTATCGTATCACTGGCCATAACATCAGAAATCCAAATCCTTATTCCCCGGCCTCAAAGCCAAGTGTCTAGCAATTCCCTGCCTTCTACGAAAATCACGAGTAGAAGCGTAAGGCTTCACACCACGCTCCCGCATCTCCTCATCAATTTCTTTACGTTTCCGTTCATTGCCAGTCTCAAAAACAGGCGCTGGCGCCAACCATTGGCGTTTGGGACGCCTAGGTCCATTCTTGCCAGAAGAAGATATTACTGTCATGGTACACTCCCAACTCACTACTACCACTTCATTTTTTTATAGATGCCTTGAAGAACCAACCCGCCAACTTACCGTATCGTGTCAGGAACACTTTCTGCTTAGGCGACCCTACACAGTGTGTAAAGCCCCTAAGCAGTAGTAGTATTTCTCGTGTCGAGGTTTCCTACAGGGCAATGCTGTAACAGCCGATGTCCTGTGTTGGGGGTGTTGTTGTAGCACCTTGTCCCAACCAGCACAACATGGACTGTGCAGCGCCGACAGCGCAATGTTCAGAGCAGTAACAACAATATGTGGCGGCACGGCTGCCCGTGTATACCGCCTACTGCCTGATCGCTATTATCGCATAGCTAGCGTTATAGGGGTCCTCTCCCCTGGCCCCTTGTGGTGGGAAGCGTCCTCTCCCGCGTGGTGGCCCTCGCCCTCTTACGGCATCTGCGTCAACCTCATGGACTACTAAGGTCGCGGGGTTCACACCGTACCCACTTCACCCGGTGGGGGAGGGCGGCTCGTGACCGCATGGATCATCTGTCCTGAAACCGTAACACGGCACCTCTTCAAGGAAAATCAGATCATCCATCACCACCTTCGCCCCGTCGCTTGGGGTTCCGAAACCTACGCCGTAGCGTCTTGATTGTTTTACGGATTTCGTCGGGTATAATCAAAAACATCGTCGTCAACGACGTTGAACTACAGCGGACCGGCTCGCGACCTGCCCAATTGCAAAGATATATCAATACGCCTATCACCAGGACAGTGTATGACAATACGTGGTGTTGCTGATCATCCCAACAAAGAGTTGATGCAAACATTGTGGGAAGAAGGTAAAAGGGCTAGTGAAATCCTAGATATTCTGGAAGATCAAGGATTGCCACTTGTATCTTACAGTACGTTGGCTAGATATGGTCAACGATATTGGGACTGCGCTACCAAATTCCAGTTCACTTCAGATAACCCAGAAATGGAACAGTTGGCTGAAGTGTTGAATTCTGCTGTGGAGATTGGGAACATACGCAAAGTTGCTATAACCACCAAGCGTTATCCAGGGTGGGAAAAGATTGATGGTGTAAATGTACAAGTTGAGAAAGAAGCAACAACACATACTGTTGAAGTTGCACCAACTTCACATCTTGGCCCAAAATTGGTTCAGGCAGATATTGGGCCATTCAAAATAAAAATACCCAAAACCGAGAAAGCGAAGAAGCCAAAGGGTTGGCATCTAGCAGTAAGCCTTCCCGACACACAGACTGGTTATTTCCAAGATCCTCAAGGCGAGTTGCACACAATTCATGATGAAGCTGCGCTGGATATCGCCTATCAGCTTCTAGGGCGCCTAGAAGCCCTTTACAGCGTAGATCTCATCGTCAACCATGGGGATGACCTTGACCTAGCTGAATTCTCGTCACATCGTTCTCTAGGGGGCTATAAGGGGCTTCTACAGCTCAACATCAATCGCTACGCCACACACCTGGCAATTGAACGTGAAATTGCTCCAAACGCAACCATTGTGCAACTACACGGCAACCACGAAGCTCGTCTGGAAAAGTATCTAACAGATAAGGCTAGCGACTTACTAGGAATTACTAGAGCATTTGAATCAGAGCCTGTTTTAGCATTATCACACTTATGCAGATATGAAGACTATGGTATAGAAACTACAGATCCGTATCCACATGGGGTGTACTGGGCATCTCCATCGCTACGTTTTATCCACGGAGTAGCTTCAGGTGCTCCAGGCGTCGCCGCAACCAAAAACCATCAAGCGTTGCAATTCACTTCTACCATTTTTGGACATGATCATAAACAGTCCCTAGCGTGTGCAACCGTAGATGTGGGATCAGAACACAAGATTGTGTATTCGGGGTCTCCTGGCTGCTTGTGCCGTGTTGATGGGTTGGTTCCTTCGTCTCACGGGGGAATTGGATCTACCGGTAAACCTGTAAGTCGAGAGAAATGGCAACAAGGTGTTTTCATTATTTGGTATGAACCAGAAAATCTTCAAAGGGTTCATGTTGAACCCGTTCTTATCAACAAGGGACACGCTCTTTTTAGGGGTGAATCATTTCGTTCAACAGTTGATCCCAACGGAAGGCCATGTGATGAGTAATACTGAAACAGAAGAATTTGATTTTGGGTTTCAAATAATCACCATCACTCTTTCCAGTGAAGAAGAGCTACTGAGTATAGATTTGGGAGGGGTCTCACCATTGTTGGCATTGGCTATATTTGGCAATGCAATTGAAACTCTTAATATGTTAGTTCCTCATTGCAATGTATTTGCTAATGGGCAAGAAGTGGTGTCAGTGGTGGATTTCATTGATGATGATGAGTGATGAAACGATAGCGTTTTGCTGGCAGTGCGGTGAAGATGTGTCGCCACGCAATAGTCAAGACCATACGATGTGTGGTATAGATTGCTGGTTTTTAGATCCATCTGGTGCCGGAGACGACGCCACAGATCTATTCCTCTCTTTAGAGAGAGCCCCTTCTAACATCGTCCTTTGTGATATGAACAGCAATATCGTTCTCTTTCAGGAATCACCTTCATCTTTTCACTCAGGTGAACCGTTGTCTTTCTATGAACTTTCAACATCATAACACTATTGATGTATGCTTTGCCAATGGGGTTCTTTTGGAGTTGGTCTGTTTATTCAATGCGGTAGATGAAGCAATGGCAGAGGCCCCACCAAATCTCATTTTTGATGGATTTCTTCACTGCAAAGACGTGGCATCATATGTCCCAGTGACATTGGGGGTTAGACAATCCAATCTGGCATGGTTTGCGGTTGACGGCTCATTGTTGGATGTTCGGGCTGGTGTACAGGGAACGCAATACGCTAGTTATCCGTATTCATTTTTAATAGAAACAACTTGTTGTATTAATACTGGATTTACGTTGGGTTCATGGAATGAAATTTGAAGAAGAGCGATGGGATGAAGATGATGCTTGCATCGAGTGCGGTGAAACCTTGATGCGGGAATCTAAAGTTCAAGGTCTTTGCCAAGACTGTTTTGCCGACATAAACAAAATGTCGCTTAAATCACGCAATAAAATGGGCACTCCTGGGATTAAAGTACTTCCTCCCCGATAAGATCTGGCAATAATCCTTCCGAGATTATTCGTCTGGGGATTGGATATACATTGCGTGGCAGCATTGACTGTACATACTTCTTTTGACTTATTCCAAAGTGCCAAAAGAGTGCCTGGTTGTCATAAGAGTATACTACTTTTAATGCTGGTTGATATGTACTGGAGCTGAGTGATGGCTTGTTCATTTTGATCATGTAATACCCAAGGGGACACGAGCATACAGACATAGCGGTTGGGCTTCCTTGACCACACCGCCAACAATAAAGTTCCACGTTAGTCCCATCAATTGAACGCTTCAGCCAGTAAATGACTCCAAGTAAGGAAGCCAGCAACACCATCAGCCTCAAGCCCACGCGACTTTTGGTATAGTCGTAGTACATTTTCAGTCCTTGTGCCGAAAGAACCATCTACGCTGAGAGCATTGTTCATCTCGCGGTTTAGATGGCTTTGCAAATCCTTAACAGCAGCACCACTATCTCCAATGCGTAGGGTTTGTTTGCTTCGTGCCGCTGCTGCAATGCCAGCTAGGAATGATGCGCCTGGTACTGGTGGTGGTGCTGGTGGTGGTGGTGGTGGTGGTGGTGGTGGTGGTGGTGGTGTGTGCAATCTACGTTCATACACTGCATTCACCAATGCACGCAAATCATTGCCATTAACAGAATGGGAGTCTGGCTTCCTGCGTGTCCACTCAGCGTGACGGCATATATTAGGAACAAGTGCTGGATTGTCTAACAAAGCAGCATGGACTGTGGCAGCAACCAAATGCTGATCTGGGCGCCATGGTTCTGTACCAGTATTTTCTCGCTCAAGACCATACACGCTGGAATTGCCCGACAAGCCCCGCCATCCACCGCTTCCAGCATGATTTGCTTTACCGCTAGCTATAACATAGCATGTGTTGTCGCGAGCCAACAGAACATGGCACAATGGTCCCGGTAGATCTTTGCGGCCATTGATACAAACCCCCAACGATGGGGCGTTTCCTGATGCGGCCCCTGCGGTATGGTGGTCAAGAGACCCCTTGGGATCGAAAGCAGAAGAACCTCTAGACTGCCATCCATTAACCTCTACAACACTCAAACCATATGCACGCAAACGATTAGCTATTCCAATATCACGCATTGAACAACTCGTTCCACTGATCGGCTAGGAAAATTTCATCGTCGGCATCTTGAAAGAGAACCAGCCATGTGATAAGGTCGTCGTCCGTTGGGTTTTCGGTGAAATCTAACTCACACCCATCAAGGTCATCTGCTGTATCCATTATAATCCTCCTAATCAAGATAACGACATGAAGGGAAGGCCATCAAAATGGCAATCAAGAAGAAGGAAGCTCCGTTTCAGCCTTCGGGTGAAGTAAAGAGACTAGTCTTGTGTGATAAAGGGAATTGGGCTTATCTTTTCGACTTGAGAGGCAAAACCCATCATATCAAGACCACAGATGAATCATTTTTTGACATTGCTATTGAGATAAACGAGGCTTCTAATGGTAGGGTCATCAAGGAATTGCAAGATATTTTTCCCACTATGCATTCTATAATGGATGCAAACATTTCTCGTATTGTGGAAAGGTTGGTAAATGTCACACCAACATAGAGTCAGCTTCTTTGGGCCAATAGGTATTTATACTGCAAAGGGACCAGATTATCATTCTGTGCTCCTTACGGTTGAAACGAAGGAGGGAATAGAGGATGCCGTAGAGCTTGTAGTTAGTGAAGAGAGTGGGGTGCGTCCGCGCATCAATTCTAATTGGAAAAGTTTTGAACTCACCTGGGATGAGTTTCCGATATAGGAATGAATTTCTTGAAAGGAAAGAGATTAAAATAATGTCGACTTCATGGGTTAAAACGATTCGTAGAGAAACTGGATTGATCGAACACGTTTGTGAACATGGCATAGGGCATCCAGCCTGGGCATCGACAGATTGGATGGCACATCGGTTCATGGAAGAGGGGGTATCTCATGAAGATTGTGCTGCTTCATGGGGTATACACGGTTGCGATGGATGTTGTTCTGATCCTGTATGGCAGATTGAATCATTGAAAGATAGTGTAAAAATCATGCATCGACTGTTTGCACGACAAATAAAGAAGTTATCTGATGTGAGAAATGTGCTAGAGCGGTATGGATTCAGCCATGGAACTAGCGAAGCTCACGACTTTCTCTGTCAAATAGAAACAGTGTTAGATAATGTTGACTAGGAAAGACTATCAATGGCTATCTTTCTGTGAGGCCGGTGCCCACATTTTTTCAACATGTGGTAGATCAAAGTGCTTTGCTTTGATTATAGATCAAAACAATCATGTAGTTGGACAAGGATACAATGGAGTTCCGTCAGGGATGTTGCATTGTTCTGCCGGAGGATGCCCAAGGTTTCTCAACGACGTAGAACCAAATGCTCCATACGATCATGGTCCTGGGTTGTGCATGGCTGCCCATGCTGAACAAAATGCGTTAGCACATGGAGATGGTACTCGATTTACTCAATCAACATTGTATGTCAACATGGCACCATGTTTTGCTTGCGCTCGTCAAATGGCAGGGGCGGGGATTCGTCGAATAGTGTATTTGCAGCGGGGCGATCGAGTGTGTGATGCGGTAACTGTCAACTTTCTTGACAGTGCCCAAGTTAAAGTAGAGGTTGTAGATGATCTCAGCAACTATCCTGTCTGACAGTATTAGCCAGGCTGGACACAGGCTAACAACGATGGAAGTGACATTCCATCGTTTTATATTAGCAGAGGTGAATACCCATCGTGCATGGTCTAGAAATAGTGCTTCATCTCGTGCCATTCCAATAGCAAGGCGTATTGAGGATCTTATTGCTGACCCTGCGTTTCCTGTAGAATTTGGCATCAATCAGCCTGGAATGTTTGCATCTGATATTTTAAAGGGACAAGCATATGATGCTGCGTTAGAGTGTTGGATTGAAGCAATGGACAACGCTATTGCGACTGCTCGCAAGTTGGCCGACCTGGGGGTGCATAAGCAAGTCACTAATAGGTTGCTAGAGCCATTTCAATGGCATACAGCCATTGTCTCAGCTACTGAATGGGATAATTTCTTTGCTCAAAGAATATCTAATTCTGCTCAACCTGAGATGCATTTATTGGCGTTGGCTATACAACAAGCCTACACTCAATCAGAACCCATTTTGGTGAAGGAGGGTGATTGGCACCTTCCGTTTATTTCTATCGAAGAATTGAATGAGTTTTCCCTAGAAACCTTGTTAAAGGTTTCTGTAGCACGGTGTGCTAGAGTGTCGTACTTGAACCATGGTGGACAGAAGTCGATCGAGGATGATCTTAAGTTGCATAATAAACTTGTTCATGGCAACCATCATAGCCCTTTTGAACATGTGGCAACACCAAGTGACGAGAATTGCTCTAGTCTTAGATTACCAAAAATAGGTAATTTTACTGGTTGGATGCAGTTGCGCCACTCCGGCATTCAAATGGATTTGGGTTTCTGATGGACAAAATTGTTGGATATTTGGAAGTTTATACAGATGACCGGAAAGAATATTTATTCCCACTGAAAGTTCAGTCTTACAGGAGAACGTCGACAAGGTTGATAGAGGTTAGCGAACGGCCATTCGTTGCAGGGACTGTTGGGTATGTAGCAGTGTGGATTGAACCCCTGAGGTTTGTGTTAGATGCATTGCCTAAACCAAATATACCATTAAGTATTCCCGCCTCAATCAATCGAAATTGGGTTGAGTTTTTGGGTGAGATGAAGGCTTGGGAGTGTTCTGTTGAATCGGCCATGAAGGAGTTAGCATGAATTATCGTTCTTTTCGTTTAATGATCTACTTTGTAGTAGGCTTGTTGTTTGGTATTTCTACTGGACTATTGTTAAATTGGGTAGGCTCAATGTGATTGAAGCCGCTACCCGAGATATTGAACCGTCGAGATCGCTACGGAGATGACTGATGGCTAATGAGGTTGTATTACTGGACGGGCAAGATTTCCTTATTGGATACTATTACTGCAAATGTAGTGTATATCCATGTTCAGTTTTAGATCCAAAAGGCAGATGTGGTAAGTGTGGATGGCCCATGAATCCTCAACCATACCCCAGCAAAGCAGTTGCTCAAGCTGCTTTTAATGGATCTGCTGTAAATGAACTATGGCGTCTTGTGGCTCGTGGTATACAGTACGTTCCAAAAGGAATTGTGTTATCTTCTGGACACCAAAGTCAATGGTTTATTGACATCAAAAAGGCGCTTTCTAATGGCACTGATCTCAAAGTGGCAGCACAAGCCATCACAGAAATGCTCAATCTATTTGGAGTGGAATACACCGCTATTGGTGGATTGACGATGGGAGCAGATCCACTAGCTTACAGTGTTGCAATGTATCAGGATGATGTCGAGTGGTTTGTCGTACGCAAACACCCCAAAGGGAGGGGCACCAATAGCTTGATCGAAGGGTCTAATTTAACCCCTCAATCACGAGTGGTATTGATAGACGATGTTGCAACTACCGGCAACTCTTTACGTTTCGCTTATGATGCTGTTGTTGCAACTGGAGCTGAGGTAATTGGTGCCGTTGCTATCGTTGATAGGGGAACAAAAGCTTCTAGGTTGCTTGGTGATTTAGGAATACCTTATTATCCAGTATTCAAGTATCTTGACTTTGATATTCCATCTATTGAACAGGAAAACCAATGATTTCACGGAAAAGGGTTGTTGATATGATTATGATCTTCATACTTGTATGGGGGTTGATAATGATATTTGTGCCCCTCATTGGTGCGATAAATGGATGATCATTGGTATGGTCATCGCAACCCAAACTGGCATCGGTGCTGCGGTAGGCGGGCGTGGTGCCAATGCGGTGAATGGTGCTATGAGCAGATTCCCTGCATCTGTTGCCAAGCGCAGATGGCGGAAGAGAACCCGTGTCCTGTATGCAATGGCACTGGTATGAGGAAAAGTGAGAATGAATTACAAATCTCTGAACAGCTCAGAGACAACCTTGGCCACTTGTGACCGTTCCACTTTGTGTAAGTTGATATGAGCAAAGATTTCGTGCCCCATCAATCTCTCAATGACAGCTATAACACCATCAGCTCTTCCAACGCTTGCGTTATCACGTTGATTGATATCATGTGTTAGTACCACCTTTGAGCCTTCTCCCACTCGTGTTAGTGCCGTCACGAGCGCCATACAGTCCAAGTTCTGCGCTTCATCAATGATGATGAATGAATCGCTCAAAGTTCGACCTCGTAGGTGGGTGAGGGGAAGTATTTCAATAATCTCTTCATTTACGAGATAATCTTGGACTCTCGTGTCACAAAAGGCGTCTATGGCGTCCCATGTGGCTTGTGTCCATGGGAACATTTTTTCATCGAAGTCTCCAGGCATGTAACCCAAGTCTTGTCCGCTCACTGGGTATAATGGTCTGAAGACAACGATTCTTTTGTATTTACGCTGTTCTACCACAGACTCCATTGCCGCTGCTAAAGCGATAATGGACTTCCCTGTGCCAGCCAGTCCGCCCAGGGATACAATGTCAATTGAATCTTCAAGAAGTAGGTGTAAAGCCAAGCGTTGCTCAGCATTACGACCCTGGACTCCGAACGCCTTGCGATCTTTTAGCAAGTGAATTTTGCCGTCTACTTTTCTGATCGCCAGCGCAGATCCGGTTCCACTTTTAAGAACCAGCGCTTCATTGCACTTGCGATTTAGCGAGTCATCAACCACCCCCTCTCTATAGAGCCGCTCTAACCATTCATGTTCAACGAACAAGTGAGTCGGGGGAAGGGAAAGGTCCATACAAGCCCCTATGTGATGTTATTGGTCGATGACTTCAAAATCTGTTAGCTGCACTGCAAAGGTTCCCATAGGCGGCAGAAACTCTCCGTTTTGCCATCTTGCATCCATGGTCATCCTCATAGCACCAGGAGGAGAGGCGGGATTCAACTGAAGGCTCATGGTGTCCAGGTTCTAAGCCGATCCAATGAGTATCGTCTGTGGCAAAGCCACCAGGATCTCCCTGTCGTTGCACAATAGTAGGCAAGGGGGTATTTATCGTAGGAAAAGTTGGGCGAAACCAATTCCATTTTACAGGGATTTGGTCTTGCCATACAGCAGTTGAACCCTTATTACTGTCAACAACCTGAAATGGCATTCCTCTGGTTACTCCGTTGAAGGCAGGTTTGCCAGCGTTCGTCTGAATAAAGTGGTTCCATTGCTGAAGTGCTGAGGTTCTTTGTTGGTCAACGCTAGCTTGTTCGATGACAGTAGTCCATGGACGATTGAATTGGAACCATGGCTCCCAGTCGATATCGGGCATGGTGGGGACGGGCCAGCCAGCCCAATCCGTTCTATACCGAGCATCTATTTCAGGCACTGTAACCGGCATGATCACTCCGTATTGAGATACTTGACAGATACCTTTTGTCGAGACACCATGGTGTGCCCATCCAACACCCCGACAAACTCTATGACCCAATACCCATTTTCAGCGGGAGTGTCCCAGTCATAGTAGTAAACACCCAAACTATCTCTAGTTGGGGTGGCGGTGATAGTTGGAGCGACTGCCTTAGACTGTCTTATATTTATGGTAATGGTGTCGGGATCAATCAAGTCACCAAGATCCCCACCAGGAGTACCCCAATCATTGAAGGTACCCATGATGCGTACAGTATCTCCAGTGTTGAAGATTAAGTCACTCATTCCATAACCTCAATAGTCACTTCACGTACTTGGAATGTGATAGTTACAGTTCCTGAATCAGCCATGATAATCTATCGGTAAGAAAGGATGATATTCAATCGCTTGACTTCTTCTTGCAACAACTCGATTTCTTGTCGCAATTTCTGAATTTCTTCCACATGAGCCGCTCTTTCTAATAAGAGCATTTCTTTTTCTGATTTTAGTTCAGATACGATATTCTCTAATCTGGCTATGATTTTATCTGCCGAAGAAATGATGAGGTCGGTTGTCTCAGCGGTTGTTCTCTTGCGATTAAACATGGATACTATAACAGCAGTAAAAGTTCCAGATGAAATAACGGCAACGATTAATGGCAAGTATTCCACTGTAGGCTCCTATGAAACATCTGGGATATTAAGCGAATAGTTGGCATCTAGCTTGGCGAGCGCACCAGTATAGCCAGCGAACTGCCCCTTGGCATCGCAATATGGTTCTCCCATGATGCGAATTTTGCGGCCATCTACCAACAAGTAGTCAAAGACAAAAGATCTTGGATGTTCGAACACTGAAATGATGCGATCCATAGCCAACTGCTGGTGTTCTGGCACTATTTGATGTAACCACCTGCCATCATGAGAATCTCCAATACCCGTGAATCCCCAAAAATCTAGGTATGCCTGATTGCATTCAATTACTACACCTGCATCATCTGTCATGAAGGTTGGAAAGATTGACATTTCATGGAACATATCCATAGACTTTTCTAAACGATCCTGTCTAGATGCAACATGACCTAGTTGGTCAGATATTCCATCAATACGATCTCTCATAGACGATCCGCCGTTAGGCCGTAATTCATAGAGAATGGGTGTCAGCCTTTGGTCTAGCTGCATGTCTACAGATTGCATAAAGGGTTCAAGGAAGATTTGTTTGAACGCCCATTTTGCGGGTTTGGTCATAGATAGTCCAAGGAACACAAAAAAGGCTGCAAACATAATTGCAAGCTCGGGAAGACTAATCTGAAACCCTAGAATCATAATGCCGCCTATAATGCACGTATCAAGATGACGGCATATTCAAAAGCAAATTGCTATTATCCTGGCTGTTGGTAACCCTTCTCCTCAGCAATACGATTAGCACATTCTTCTGTGAAGTCCCACCACCGGGTATTACATACAACGTGTCCACCTTCGTGGGCAATGACTGCGTGATTCACGTAGTCTGGATGTACGGTAATAACGAATTCACAACGAACATCTGAGCACCCTGCCCAAGTAACAGCAGCAAAATCAGGATTCTCCGGGTAATCCATGACCCATGTCACATTTTCTTGACGAGGTTCTTCATTGACATCCCACACTTCTTCTACCACTTGTTCTAGGGTAGGTTTTGGCACAATGGTGCTAGGGGTGCTATAATATGGCATGGCACCACATCCTGTCACTATTAGTGGCAGTAATAACAATCCTTTCATGATACAGGACTCCTGTGTCGTGCTTGACACATCGTAGGAGTCCCGTCATCCCATCGTTGCATCAACTCCTCCTGTGTCATATTTGTCTCTCGCTCCTTAAATGCCGTCAACTGTTCTTCCAAAGAAGTTTTGCGCCGAGGGCTTCCAGGACGCTTCATCGTTCCTGTATCAAAAACCTCACGAGGCTCGTCTGTCCCCATCAATTCATTCACCCTATCTTCTGCGGCCCTAGCTCTTACGCTTTCCCTGTCGATGGACTGTAAACATTGACGGATGATCATATTCAATCTAATAATTTCATTGGCGGCTTGGGTAGCAAGGGAATCTTTACCCTTAGGCACATCTCGTTTTCGCAGAGCGGCCACCAGCTCGCTCTCGTTTGGCGTGGTGGGTGGCGTGATTTGATTGGGGGCCATGCTGACAAGTACCTTTCTTAAAGACATATGACATGTCTATCACATCACTGACATGGCGTCAACCGGCTTATGCACTTCTAAGGTGGCCATATGGCCGTGTAAGCAACACAAGCCGGTTCTGGCTATAGGGAGTCGAGAATCATCTCACTACTCTTATAAGGGCTTCTGGGGGCCTTAGAAAGAGGGTTGCTTTATTGGCTCGGTGTGATATAGTGTCGCTTCAACTGAAAGTGAGGATAAGAATGAATTCTACTGAAGACAATCAGTGCCGATAACCTCGCAAATATCGCCCAATAGTGGGACATGTGGCCAATGGCGATTCAAAATAGATTGACATAGTGGATCAACCTCTACCTGTGACACAACATGCATCCCAGCGGCTTCTAATCCAAGATCGAATCCACCAATACCTGAGAATAACGATATTACGTCCAACAGTACCCCTCGTCACATTTACCATCATTGAATCCAAACCTTGGATCTGTTATTGAAATATTAATCCCAGTTTTAATGCGCAAAGTATTTTCAAGAGCTATATGTCTTGACCAAAGTTCTGGACGGTTCTTTTGTAAATCTTCAAAATACGACTTTCGGTGAAAAGGGCAAAACCAACAAGCCGATTTTGGTGGGACTGGCAATCCGGCTTCAGTAATAACTTTCTTACAATCATCACGCGATAGATTTAGCTCTATCAATGGATAGATGGGCTTTTCCCAGTGCTGGGCACGTTTAGTATTTATTCGCTGAATCTCATCTGTAGAAATACCAATACACACTATTGCGGCTTCTGGGGCTCTATTTGGTAGCCAGCTTTGATTGTTGACAATATTATGAACCTGCGATTTGGTAACTGCACACTCTTTGGCTATAGCTCTGATTGAGAACCCCTGTTCTGACAAAAATCGTATGTTATGGACATCTTCAATTGTCAATTTACTGCCACTATTAGTGTGGTGTGTATTTCGACAATTACATTGAGATTTAATATATTTTCCCACAGTCTCAATCTTGTACTTTACTGTACAACTACGTTTAGCCGGTGCTCCTGATGGGAACCTGAAAGGAATGCCGGTATACTTGTTGTCTGGGTTCATCAATTCATCATATAAATCTCGATTATGAGGCTGTCTCAATTCGTTGATGGTAATCCCATTAGACTTACTCCATGGAATCATCACATCATGAACATATGCAATAGTGTCTGGATGTTCTGCATTATCTCCCACATTGGCAAACAGTGCCTCATCTATAGGACCGCCAACAATGCTATCCAGCTTTCCTTGAGCTGCTAGTACGATCATGGCAGTCGACTGTACTCCACCACCATAAGATATATATCTCTTGGCTACTACTCGATCAATCACTTAATTCATCCAACGATTGAACGAGATCTATGGCAGCCGCATTCAGTATGTCTTGTAGTTTAGTGTAGCCTGCGGGCTCTTTTGGCTCAAAGGTAAAAATCTCTTTAGCATCCCATGTAATGGTAAAGTTGTCACCATATTTAAATGTAAGGTTGGTATTGTCTGTGAAATAGTGATTCATTCCGCATCCTTTAAATACTTTTCTTCGAACTCTTCGGCTGAAATAGCGTCTTCATATGAACGGTCTTCTTCTATTCGTCTTTCAGCTTCTTCAATGGCGGCAACGAGAAGAGCTTTCTGTTCAGGTGTCAATCGTGCCATAAGTATTTCCTTCCCAGAGTTAATTCCATCGCAATGACACTAAGTTGGTGGTATGACATGACATAATCGCACTTTTCGGAGGTTTGCCCTATTGACTGACCGGCGTATCGCCGTTTCGAAAACATACACCTAAACATACACCTACATAACGCGACTGTCAACTCGGGGTTTCAATTACGGAAATCGTTTTACTGTGCTAAAATTCCACGTTCTCAGGAAACACGGCACTTGTCAGTACTGTCTGCGGTACGCATGGCGTGCCCAATCGGAACACTATGGAATCGAAAAACCCGAACAATTCAGTGGCCGTCTCTGTAAGTCTGTGCCTGGCAATGAAGTCCAGGTCCGGCCAACCGCCGACAGGAATACCCTCCGGGGTCCCTGTCGGCGGTGGCCGGGCCGTCAACCCTGCGCGAGTACCGCAGCCTC